CCCCCATGCTGTTTGCATTGATTAGAGTTCTTAGCTGTGGTACTAGCGTACTAGCTGACCCTGTTGTAACAGTAGTTGCTAATTCAGAAATAACAATGACTGTCATTCCAGCAGCCTTGAGTGTTGCAACATTTGATGTCAGTGCAGCCAAGGACTGTGCAACAGTCAGACTGCTAACCATGAAGTCATTTACGCCAAGAAGAACAATAGCAACGTTTTTGACACCTGATTTGTAGAGTGAAACTGCCGTTGGGATAGAGTATGTCGCCGCTAGTGCATTTGTATGCCCACCACTTGATAGGTTTATAACTTTTGGCTTGGTTGGTAAGTATTGGGTTAGATGAACCGCAAATGATCTGTCAAGATTTGCAAATGCTCCAGCAAAACGCGAGTCTCCGATTAGAAAAACCCTATCCTGCGCTTGAGGAAGCGCATTGAACTGTGCATAAAAACCATTTTTGATGGCTGTAACTTTGGCTGCGCTTACCTCTTGATCGCATATAGCGAATCCGAATAATCGAACTGGGCTTCTACGTGCAGCAGATGAACCAGTATCTGTAAATATCCAACCCCCTGTAAGGACTACAGATGCGTTAGCTATTGTTTTCGATCCAGTAATGTCATTGCAGAAATAATTATTTTGTGCTGTCCCGGCAGTAAAACCAGAAATACATATAGTTGAAATGAATGGAACTGGTGTTGTAGGTGTCTGAGTCCCACCTGCTGGATTATTGGCTACACTCATAGAACCGCTTTGCAATGGTTGCCATGCTGCTATTTGCCCTGCACCACCCAAGTAATCACCAGCAGTTGCCAATATCCTAGAACCATTACCGTCTGCCGCATTCACAGACCTACCAAGCGCAAACATTGAAAGCGCACTACGATTGGTAGTTAATGTGTTTGGGATTCTTAACTGTCTTGCAACACCAAGATAGTCATAGGACGATGTGATTACAAACCTGCCACACTCAGAATCCCAATCAATGAATGGAGCAGCAAACGATGCATCTTTCAATACATGATTGCCGTTACCTGATTGGTCATAAATCTTTATGACTGTTACAAATGTCCCTGAGTCTCTTTGACCAATCGCGGCATTGCATGAGACATTATCAAGTTCACCAGTGCTTAGAACATTGATTGTGAATGTAGTGGGTGTCGCTGAAATAGTGACTGATATATCAATTGCAGGCCCAGTAAAGCCACCTTTCATTGCAACTGTGCCACCTGCAAACTTGGTATTAGTCACACCAACAATATCGACTACCGTAGCAGTAGACCGTTGGTTTACACCCCATACAGCAGATGTAGAAGTTGGTGCCACAATCGGCTGATATAAGTCACCATTATATTGCCACACTGAATTAATGTCATAACCTAACGATGAATTATCTTTCGGTGTTGGTGCGCGATCATATTTAGACTTTGCAAAAAATACCTCGTTAGTACCACTCGGCCCCACCAACCCAGTAACGTTGCCACTACCGTCAACCGAGTAAGACGCGACAGGACGTCCTCCTAATTGGATTTGAGCTTTACCATTGGAGTCTATCAGTCCTCTGATAGACTCACGACCAGGTAGGTCATACTGTTCAAAGAGTTCTACTTCAGTTGCCATTTTGGTGTCCTAACGAGTGATGAAGAGCTGAGTGTATGGCTTCACGCCCGTACTGCAGCTGCTCAATGTTAAACTTCATTGCGGCTATCTTCCTATCCAAGTCAGCAACGTGGCTTGCAAGAACTAGTTGGCGCTCAGTCAATGTGGACAGCGGGTACTCAACTCCGCACACTGATAGCGGATTCTTGACCCTTAACTTTTCATTTACCATTTGATTAACACCTTATGCATAATGTAAAACATCAGAGCCCAGAACAATGATAGACCGGTGAAAATCCAACGCCACGTTATGTGTGGCTCCATGCTGTAGACGCGGTTAAGCGCTCTACCAACCAAGCGCTGAAACATAACTCGCAGCATTTGTGACCTCAGCTAAGAATTCGGTTTTTTGGTCTTGGTTATACGCCTTGCGCTCGTACACCTCGCTGATGACTTCTCCATCGCGCAGCACTTGGTTTGCCCACTGCACGTTAACAGCTGACTGCTGAGCTAAGATTGTGACCTGCTTCAATACGCGTTGTTCTGATAGTGCCATGATATTCCTATGATTATGATGCGGTGTAAGAGACTGAAATATACAGCGTGCTTGCCGATGTTATGCGGCATTATAGGTGCTGCTCATAATATACGTGCGGGACGTACCGGCGCTGATGGCGATAGGTACACCAAAAGCATCCTGTATTGCAAGAGTTGTGCTGCTATTAGTTGTGGTAGTAAGCCCGGCGATGGTGCCGTTATTTGCCATCTGAGCACTTCCTACTGAGGCCCCTGCAGTGGAGTGCGCAGCAAATGGCAGACCGGATACCATTAAATTACCTGAGGCCCCAGTGGTTGTGAATCCGCTGAAGTATATACTTACGGTTACTTGCCTGCCTATCTTGGTGTAGTAGCCGGTGGTTGTTACAGGAATTGTAGGATTGGTAACACTTCCCATGAGGGTTGCTGTGAAAGTACCCTCCTCATAGTCATCTAAAGTATTTGCGTCGGCAGACGGTACCTGAGTTGCAAGAAATTTAACACCGGTGACACCAGTGATCCTCACACCAACCGTGCCGTCTTGCTCTATGGTTCCTATGCTTGACCCCGAGTATCCAAACCCGAGGTACGCGTTGCCAGATGCTGAACCAGAAGCATGGTTGATGATCTCGGCACCGGTGCTGATGGACATCGAGTACGAGTTCACGTATCCGCTAGTGGTCTGCCCTAAGTAAAAGGATCCCGTGTTGGTGAACCTACATACTTCGCCTCCGTTGACGCCTATCAGCAGACTGCCAGTGGCTCTGTCACTTGTCAGCGAGCCTGAGCCTGCGCCGTTAGCACTTAGAGTCAGGATTGGGCTACCGGATGTTACGGTCTCAAATCTAGCTTCGTTATTAGCGCCAGTCACAGATGTGTGAAGTCTGTACGTAGGAGTTATACCAACACCGAAGTTTCCAGTCGTCTCCGCTACGGTGAACTTTCCAGTTGATGGAGTTGTCGCTCCTATAGCGCATTGCTCCAGACCGGTAGACGTAAACCTAGCCACTTCAACGCTGTTTACAAATGTGCGCACCGCTCCAGAGTAAGCACTAGCTAGGTCGTGCCACTGCGTATATGTGTCACTAGCGGCACCAACCTTCAGAGATAAACCACCGGCTCCGGCGTACATACCGCCTGAGTAGAGACTGGAGTTGTACATACGTACTTGGCCGCCACCGTCTGCGTTGACACCAACGCCGTGATTGTTGGCTGAGTTGAAATTAAAGTCGTCTGCGTACGAGGCCGACAAAACCGTGCCAAGCCTAGCCTTAAACCCGTCTGTAGCCTCTAGAGAAGTAAATGCGCCTGACTCCTGCAGGTCGAACCCTATCTGAGTTCTCAGACCATTAGCACCAAATGTTGCAACGTTTGTCCCATTTGCGCTGACACCAATGGTGGTGCTGGTCGGGGCATAAAGTCCATTATTAACCTGCGCAAGAGCGAGTGATGGTGAAGACGCTGATCCGCCTGATAGGAGAAGTGCGGAGATCCCGGTGATGGTTGTAGATGCGTTGGTAACGTTCACGCCATCGCAGAAGACCACGGCGCTTTGGCTATATGGGATGTCTAGTGTGGCACCTGTGGTTGGTGACTTGACAGTGAATGTGTAACCTCCAAGCACGTTGTTGCGGATGTAATACACCTGGACAACCGAAGGAAGCACGATGATGTTTGGCGATACGGCAGTTCCTGAGTACGTCTGAACTACGTTACTAGCTTCTGTCAGTGACAGGATTGTGGTGCCACCAGTAACGGTCTTCAACAGCTGAGTAAAGTTGAAACTTGCATTTCTGCCGCGACCAATTGTGTACCACGCACCGAGGCCTGAGTGTATTGCGCATGACTCATTGACCTGCAAAACTACTGTCCCGCTACCATCAATGAGCTCCCCGCCTACCGGGGCGATGGTGACTGTACCCGTGCCCTGATTGCGAAACTCAAAGAAGAAGTCGTTGGAGACTGTCGACGTAGACGGCAAGGTCAGAGTGATTGCGCCAACACTATTGACGTAGACCTTTGCGCGGTCCGACGCTAAGACTGTGTAGTTGGACGCCAACAAAGCAGTTGGAGATGATTGATTGAGCGTGGCACCTATGGCCTTCACGCCATAACCTGAGAGTTGACCGGCATCAAGTGCCGACGTACCAACGCCAAACAAGGTGACACCCCAAGCGCCTGCTGGACTGCTATTATCCGCGACGTACAGGTATTTCTGCTGGCCTGGGGCTACAGTCGTGATGACTGATCCAACACTGTTGTACACGGTGAATGTGTAGGCGCCGGTGTTGATGAGCAGAACATCCTGGCCGGTGCCGACAACTGTGACATCTGGCAGAGTAATGGATAGGGACGCTGCAGCAGGAGTTACTACTGTGATTCTAGCCAGAGGTTCTTGGGTACCGGTACAGAACGCTGGCCACTGAAACGTCAGGTTTGCGCCAATAGTAACGGCGTTGTACGCAACGTTCGACGGTTGTACTGGAGACCCACCAAATACATCGGTGAAACCTGACATTGGTTAACCTCCCAAGCCGGTCAATGCCGTGAGTTTCACAGTCCCAGTGTTCGATGCGATATTCAGACGAACTGCGCGCACTGGGGTAGTTGAAACGTGTTCCTTATTGGTGGTTGTCCCAGATGGGATTCCAGTCAAGAAGCCAAAAGCTACTGGAGCTGGTGAAGTGACAAATGGGTCGTCATACGTGTATTCAACGCCGTACGACGCGGTTGCCGAGATGGTGACACCGATGGCCAAGCTTGATGGGTTCTCGGTGATGTCTAGAGGGAGCCAAGCTGTTGTGCCTGTGGTTGTGGAACTAAGTACTGCTGGGCGCATGGCGGACTCCTACAAAAGTGGCTCTTCAGGCCTTGGGTATTCAATGGTGATCTTGTCTGACGCCCTCATCGGCAGTCTCCAAGGATCGAATTCGTCTGCGCAGGTTTCGCATACACGAAGACCCTGAGCATTTGGATCACTGACCAAGCTGGACAGTTTGACTTTGAATTTGCACCGGTCACAGACTGCTATAGACAGAGTCTTATCGCCTAGAGTGTTTAGCCACCTGCTCATCGCGTGTATCCTCTGATCGAGGGCTGCAACTTGATTGGTGCACCATCAGATTCACCGTCGGAAGCACGCTGAGAGTGATACTCAGCCTTTGCACCAAGGTATTCTAACCTGCCTGGTGGAAGCTCACCGGTGGGCAATTCAAGCCCCACCTTTTCCGCCAGTGCGTAAATCACGTACTCGTACCAGCGCTGAGGTACTTCCAGCAGATTACTGAATGATCCAACGTCTTGGATTTGTCGGTGGTATTCCACAACCATCTGGTCTGCGGTTGACGGAACAGGCCACAACCACATTTGTGGAGATAGTTGCTTGTCAAACCAGTATTGCAGGGACTTCGAGGCCTGAGACGTCTTGTTCGGCAGAGAGAAGTAATCATCCCTGTTGAAAGGCGTCATGGGAACCTCAGATGGGTTACTACTGAAGACCAAGGAGGATACAGACGGAAGCGTTCCTGAGGTGTCTCGGACCCTCCAGTACAGAGCTGGGATGGAATTATCGATGTCCTCAGCGATGGCTGAGCCGGCAGGCAAAGTAGACTGCTGCTTGTCAAACGCTGCAACCTGCACCCATGTGGTATTGTCTTGAGATGATTCCACAACCAGAGCCGGTTGAGACGCAGTTGAGAACGCAACCTGGACGTTAGTCGGCGACGTCGCAACAGTAAAAGAAAGGCCTTGGTACCCGGCGCCAGTTATTGTGGAGCCTGACAGCGCCGTCTGCGTTTTATATGTGGAGCTTAAGACGTCACTCGTGCCTGGCGGCAGAATGTACACAGCTTTACCGGTAGATAGTGGTATGCATACCTTTTGAATGCACCACAGACTGACGCCATCATTGACGAGATCAGTCAACAGGAAAAACAGTGATTCCTTTGCCGCCAGCTGTTGCTCACTAGACACCGTTGATGGCATCTTCCCACAGCGACGAAACGCATGCTCGATGGCAGTTGTGACGTCAACTGTGGTAAGACCCACCGTCCCTGAGGTGGTGGAGGTCATTACGGCTTCTTAGATGGTTAGACTTGGTCAACACCACCAGCACCAAGGCGGGTAGCATTGGGGCCTGCTGCTATACCAGCCAACGCAATCAGCATGACCAAGCGGCGTGCGCCGTTGGACGCAGACGACGGTGTGTAGCAGCCGCGCACGTCAGTAGTGGACGTAGTGGCTGGGCTGGTTGTATCAGCCGCGACAAACGTGCCGGCATCGGTTGCAAATGCGCCGGCCCACTTGACACCGGCCACGTAACCTGCATCAGTTACACGGAACGGCAAACCAAGTTTGTCATTGAAACCAGCTGTGATTGCAGAACCGGCAGCACCGGAGATTGCAATACGCGTCACTTGGGCAAAGGCTTTGGTGGTGGCAACAGTGCTTGTTGAAGGAGCGGCGATCAACTGGCTCATGGCCTGGCCGTACTGGTCGAAGCCATAGATCGTGAATGTAGCTGTATTGGCGCCAGCTGCAGTCACTGTGACACAGCGAGGAGTGTCCAATGCGATTGCTGAAGTGCCGTCGCCGCGTGTTGCCGCCGTTGCGCCAGTGCCTGCGGTCAAAGTCAGATTGCCTGCGGCGCCTGGAGTCTGCGAAGCAGCAATGCCAGCAGTATTTGCTGTCACTGGAACCACGTCGAACACGTAGACGCGACCCATGGGGCCAACACCGAGTTCCATCGGAGATGGACCTGCATTGATGTTATTTGGAAGATTGACTGGACCTAGACGGATGTCATCAGAAACTTGCATGGTCTTCTCCTTGAAAAGCTTGACCGGGATACGAAACCGGGGCCGAAGCCCCGGGATGTTTAGCGCTGATTAGGCGCCTGCGGTACCGAACACGGCACGAGGATCGGTCACACCAGGGATGTAACGCATGGTGGCCTTGTAGCGCATGGAGTCAGTCTCGAAGTCACCTTCCATGGATTTCTCCAAGCGGCGGCGCATCATCATGTTCAAACCACGAGGCGCGTTAGTCTGGATCCACCAGGCTGTAGGCGAGGTCAAACGAGACAAGACTGCCGGATCTGCATCCAACACACCCATGGATTTCACTGGGTTGATGTCGTTGTTGTTTGTACCTGCGCGCAGCACAGATTTCAACAGCACTTCAGCTTGGAAGATGTTGTCAGGAGCAACCACCAATTTCTTGGGCTCCAGACGAATCTTCTTGCCGGTGTTGTCCACAGACTTGCGGATTTGGATCAACATCTGTTCCAGAGAAGTCTGGCTCAGAGCAGCATCCACTGCCAAGCGGTTGGAGAACGAGCCACCAACGATCGGGTGAGAGGTGTTTGTCAAAGACACGCCATCGCCGAAGGTGTAGGAAGCGTTGAACGCACGGTTCAAAATGTTGGCTGCCAGAGTCTCTTGTGTTTCCACCAGAGATTGAGCCAAGTGTTCTGCAAAGATGCGACCGATACGGATGTGATCGCCGTCTTCCACCAGCACTTTGGTCAAGGCGTAAGCCAGACCGAACACTTGGTAGTAGTAACGTTGATTGAACAACACACCACCCTGTTGGTACGTAACAGCTTGGCCATCAGGCAATTGCGGTGCTGTTCCGAAACCATACATCACAGGCTCTTCGTGGTACGCACGCGCAATGCCGTCACGTTCCTTGAAGATCTGTTTCCACTCGTCCTTGCGTTGGTCGTACACACCGTCGAATGCTTCATTCAAGATGGGTTCAACAATCGCGCGGAAGTCTTGGCTGCGCATAGGAGCAGCCGCGCTCATCAGACTGGAAGGGTTCAACCAGGCACCAAGACCACCCAAAGCTGCACCGACCAGAAGGGCGACGCCAGCAAGAGGAGCAAACTCGGAGAAGGTTGGCATCACCGCTTCAGGGGCGACAACTGCGGCAAAGCTGAAGACCGTGGTCAGAACCACAACCAACATAAAGCCAAAGGAGTTGAGAAGTTTTTTCATGATCCTGTTACTCCTTAGACGGATACTTTGCTTGTCACGAACTGGTGACGCGCAATGGTTACTTGAAGAACGGTGAAAGCATCACCCCAAGCATTGGTAGGCGCCAGATTGACGTCCACAACGCGGAGCTGAGCTTGTGTACCGGCGCCAACCAAAGCAGAGGCTGCCATGGCGGTGCTGAGACCTGTTGCAGCAGAGCCAGAAGCAATGGAGCCGGAATCTAGATCGATCTGACGGCCGGCGCTTTGGGCAATGGAGCCGTTGGCCTGGATTTCAAACACTGTCAGAGGATCATCCCACACCCACGCTGTGATGTTGGTTGCACCTGTCAAAGCGCCTGGCCAGAAGTTCGATACGGTTGGCTTGCCGGTGGAGTCAGTATAAGTGACACCATCAAACGAACCCAGGAAGTCAGCTTGAAAAGCTGCAATGTTGATGTTATTGGACACCAGAGCAACAGGACTATTCTTGTAAATAGGCGTTGCGTAAGCGGCCAACATGGAGTACTCACGAGCACGTTCCAATCCAGAAGGATGGTAAACGGGACGGAGACCAAACGGTGCACTAGTTGCGCTCATAGATCTTCTCCTTGCGGATTACGGCTAAAACTGAGGGGCTCCCGACCGGGCCCGCTCGATATTCTTGCCGAGTTGTGTGAAACCGTCACCTTCTGGTTTACCCAGTTGGTTTCCGGAGCTGTCTTCTTCACTGGTTTGTGCCTGGATCCGTTCGTAGATGCTGTTCTCTTCATCCAACGGACGTTGGTGATGGAACATCTTCATGATTGCCTGATAACGAGGTTCCTGAATTTTGAACAGGATCATCTCGTTGCAAGTAATCGCGCCCTCAAACTGAGCCGAAGCAGGACCACCAGTCTCGAATCCAGGAACATCAGCCGCAGTCACAGGGATATATCCCAACCGCTGGCGTTTTTGCACGCTGTCATACGTAGAACCGGTTGTTAACCAGCAAACATGCCAACCCGGAATCTGAGGGGGCGTTGGCAACGCCACCTGATCAAACTCACTCGCAAGCAATTTATTCAGCTCGCTGAGATCATCGATCAACCCGGTCTCATTTGTGCGTGCAGCGTCTTCAACGACGCTACGCTCCCCACGCACGGTAGGAGCTTGATCCCGACGCAAACGGTCGTCAGATGTGGAAGTTTGATTTTTAGCCATGTTGATTCTCCAAGAGTTTAAGCGTTGTCACGATCGATTTTGCGGTAGCTGGCAATCATTTTCTGGCGGCGCGCGGGATCATCCCAAATGCCTGCCTCTTTCATTGCCTTCACACGTTCAGTTGACAGCTTAAAGCCCCCTTCAGAATCAGATGACTGACTTCCACGCTGGCTCGCTCCGGCCACCGGAGTGCGAGGTTTGCGTTCTTGTGAGCGATTATAGCCATCATCTTGGTCACCACTATTTGTGGCGCTAAAACGATGTGGAAGATATTTCTTGGCGCGAGATTCAAGTTCAGACCAATACTCTTGCGATGTCGGGTCGAAGCCCTCACGAGCGATAGAGTTGTCAAGCATCGTCATGACCTGACTGTCAGGATCCGCAGCTTGTGGGCCTTTGTACCAGGCATTCTTGGCTGCAAAATCAGAGGCTGACTTGCGAACGCGAGGATCGATGGGAGCTGGTTGGCGAGACGACTGCACAAAAGATTCTTTGACACCAGTCAATTGGGTATGGCGATCACGAGCCTTGAGCATGAGGTCCATGGCCTGGGCAGCAGTTGCGCCATCAGATTTGGTAACAGCTTCAGCGTGCAAAGTCTTATAGTGGTTGAAGACGCTATCGGCTTCACTGATGGCCGCGTCCAACTGACCGAGTTTTGCCGATGAGTCGCTTTGCGTCAGGCGCATCAGCTCTTCAGCCATCTTGCGGTTTTGAGCTGCAAGACTTTCAACTGAGCGTTCCAGTGTTTCCACCTTTTCAACACGGTTCTGCTTGCGGCGCTGGCGCTCATTGCGGCGGCGTTCTTTGATGGCCTCACGAGCCGCGTCGTCTTGGGCATCGTCAAGTTCTTGGTCGCCTTTGGTCGAGCGGTCATCATCTTCATGATCATCGCCGTCGTCCTGGCTTTCGCTTTTACGCGGTTGATCTTCGCCTACACCGAGCTCTTTTTCAAGCTGGCGTTCATCTTCTGGAGATGAGGATGCTAGATCCACATCACCTACTGTTGTCAGATCACTCATCTTTGCTCTCCTTCAGTGCATCGAGTGTTGTAAGAATAGCCGCGTGAACAGCCCCGTTTGTCATCATGTCATTTGCCTGGAATGCAAGCAAGTTCATGAGTTTGGAAATGGCGTCCTTGCGGGACCACTCCATGCCAACCTTCAGGTCGAAGTTGGTTGTTGGTAGGCACGCTGAGGTGCCGACAACGGCAAAACCGTTCTTCAAGCGCAGCGTGCAATTCATTAGAGTTGTTGACGGAACCAAATAGTAGTCAATGCCTGCAACCAAGCTCTCGGCTAGCTCAGCGGTGACGACAGGTCCTTTCTTAAAGAACATACGCACGCACTTTCAGGGGATCGCCGTCAACACGACCGATGAGCTCATGATCGTTTAACGTGAGGAACACAACGTCAGACAGTTTGTCGTCTGCTTTCACAGACCAGCGATCACCACCCCAGCGAGGTACTCGAACGAAGTCTCCGATTTTTGCCCAGATGCCTTCAGGCCATTCTTCGCCGCTATCGCGCTTCTTGAATGCCAGAGGACCGACCTTGACAAGACGAGCAACCTGTGTATTCCAGGCTTCGGTCTCTTTGGTGGAGGTGGACAGGATGATGCCGCTCTTGGTTGCGTTCTTGACGCGGCGCAGCTGCACCACGACACGGCTGCCAAACGGGGTAAATCCTGGGTCAATACCGTCAGGGAAGAATTCTTCCATGGTGCCTTCGGCTTCAAACCCTGTGGAATAGGGGTTTACACCTGGCAATTGATCGGTGATTTCAAGGGAGTCTGCAAAGCTCATAATGCTCCTTCAGCAATGCTTTGTTACCGGGAATCAGTCCCGGGAGCTGGCCGATTACTCGGCGGGTGTTTCTTCAGCGGCGACTGGTTCGGCCTCAACCACAGCTTCGGCGGCTTCTTCAGCCACCAATTCGACCGTGGTTCCATGCTCTGCAACTGCTGCGGCATCAATACCGAACTTTGTGGAAATGCACTCATCCACCGTGTTGGCGTCTGTCAGGTCAACTTCTTCAGTGAGACCGGATGTGTAAGTGATTTTGAATTTAGCCATTGTCTTCGTCCTTCATCTTTCCTGAGATGTCATCGATTAAGAAATTGAGCTCTATCCAGCGGCCTAACCGCTTTTGGAACTCGTCCCAGTTGCTTGGTGGATGTGTGAACACCGCTTCTTGCAACTCGTCTCGACGCTCAATTAGCGTCTTGAGATACTTTTCAAACACTTAGCAGCCTACCTTGCCGCCTTTTTTGATACCTGGAATGCCGTTACCGCGTTTGACATCGGTGATGGGGCTGGTAGGGATGCCCTTGACAGAACCTCCGCGCGCGTACCGGTCAATTGATCCGATTCCACCGACTTTGGGGTTTGTTCCCATAGCCATGCTTTTGTGTTGGTTGATAGGTGCTTTTGCCATGATGACTCCTTAAAGGACCATTGAAAATAGAAGCAGTTCTAGATCTTCCTGTTGACGGCGCTTTTTGGCGAAGTCATTGAAATCTGTCACAAGAGAGTTGAATTTTAGCGCGGATTCCACCAGGTTTGCCACAACCACGTCAGGTTGTTCTGCAAGCTCCTTTTCAGCTTTCTCGATCAGAGCCTCGATCTTTGGCAAATCATCTACTTCCGCTTGGCGGATCAGCTTGGTAGACTTCCGTAATGATTCAGCGCGAACCTTCTCTATTACCTCAGGCCTCTTGAATGCCTCTGTGTAGTAGTCAACAAGGACTTGCTTGATGTACAGACTTGTGTGACTCTTGCCAGTTCCTGCGATGACCGGAGTGAGTTGTCCGGCAAAGAACGATGATGTGTTTCCAGACAATTGTAAGGTTACATCTCCACCGACGCCTAGAGTACCTGAGCTGAACGCAGACGTCTGCGACTGCAGTTGAACGCTGATTGCAGGTGTGACTTGCGACTGGGAGAACGCTGATGTCTGAGCTGTCAGAGAAGCCGACGTGCCAACAGACGGCGTTACAGAACCCACGTTAAATGCAGACGTCTGAGAATTTAGTTGCACGTCTATCGAAGGCGTCAGCTGACCTGCAGCAAATGACGATGATTGCGAACCTAACCCAGCTGAGAATGTGCCAGCTGGCGTCAGTTGGTCTTGGCTAAATGTTGACGTCTGCCAGGTAATACCTACAGACAAGTCTGCAGATACTTGCGCGGTTGAGAATGTTGACGTTTGCGCGGTCAACTGGGCAGAGTACGCACCAACTGGTGTAACTGCTCCGACGGCAAATGTCGACGTCTGTGCAGACAGTGGAGTTGATATGGACGCAGTTGGGCTTGATACAGACGTCGTGGCAGTCTGCCCAGTCACCTGAAGCGACAATGACGGAGATGGCTGAGCCTGACTAGAGGTGACTGTCTGAGATGCCAACCCAAGTGAAAGACTTGGGGTGATTTGTCCAGCAGATGAAGTAGAGCTCTGCTGTTGGAGACCGGTTGACAGAGACGCTAACAGCGCTCCAACAGACGTCGACGCTGAGTTTCCTGACAATGCTGCGGTAACCCCTCCAGCAGCTGGAGTCAGGACGTCTGCACTGAACGCTGAAGAGTTACCGTTGAGTGCAACCGAGATTGCGGCACTCAGAGGACTCTGTGAGAACGGTGCTGAGTTGCTGTTGAGAGCTGCCGTGTTTCCTGACGGTGCTGAAGCGGTCGGTATGGAACTTATCGGCCCCGCTGCGAGTGGGTCAAATCCAAGCATGGTTTACCAGCAAATTATCAGGATGAATCCGCTACCACCGTCACCGCCACGGCCCCCGATAGTGCCAGCACCGCCTCCACCACCACCGCATGCTAGGCCACCATTGCCGCCGTTGCCACCAGCCGCAGCGTTAGACGATGAACCGCCGCCGCCACCAAACGAAAAGAATGGTGCCCAAAGTGTGCGACCTGTAGAACCATCAAAACTTCCAGCCGCCGGAGTTGCTGGGCGTTGTTCGCTGATGTACGAATCTGCTGATGCTGTGAAAGCACCGCCTGCAAAGTCTGCCGCTGTAGTCCCAGCGCCACCTGTTGCACCCCAAAATGGGGTAGCCGTTGGGATTGCTTGGGCTGTGCCAATCGCACCAGCTACAGCACCGCCTGCCACGCCTGCAGTTCCTGCAATAAGGTCGAATTGGGCCATGTGTGCCAATGGCATAGCTGCAATCGTTGCAATCGTTCCAGCTGCACCCAATGCACCTACTGCCGCGCCTGTACCTGTACCACCTGCCGTTGGAGCCGCTGCTCCGGAGACTGCCAGCACGTTGCTTGCGTTGACCGTTCCCGGAGTTGCTGCCGAATACTTGGCTGCGATGTAGGATAGTTGACCTGCCGTAGCAGTACCGCCTGATGCTGCACCCTGACCGCCTGCACCCACCTGTAGATACAAGGTATCTGGCACAAACATCAAAGGCATAGTTAGCCGGGTCAGTCCTGATGAACCACCAGATCCACCACCACCACCTGCCGCTGCTGCAGCGCGTGTGAATCCACCGCCGCCACCGCCACCGCCAGATGCCAGAACCGCGTGCATCATGGTCTTACCGCGAGGCTTTAACCATGTATGCCATTGCAATTGGTTGACTGTCGAAGGGACAGTGAACAACTGCACATCAGCGTTGCCGTAGGGAGTGGGTAGAAACCCGAAATCAAGCATTAGTAGTCCCCGGCCACTGCCAGAACAATCCAGCCAGCCGCCACAGTAGTTCCTAAACCTACATACACCTCATATCCCGGAGGAAGGGCGAAGTTCATGGGGTAGTCAATGTCAGACGTTGCTGCCGTTGCGATAGCAGTAGTTGCAGGCAAAGAAATCTCACCGTATAGCTTTGTATTACCAATCATCGGGTCATCGAACGTACCTGCCGCTGGCATAGACACTTGCGAGTAACTGTTTGTCGCACTGGTGAAGTACCGCACCGCATTACCTGCCGTGGCGTTGGAAGTCACATAGATGCGATACGATACAGCACCAGCAACCGCAGTCCATGACCATGCAATAGAACCTGTTGGGCCTGTCACAGCCACCGCAGCCGACAACGTACCGATAACGGACTGTTGGCCCTGTGCATCAATGGCGATGATTGTTCCGTAGTAGGAGCCGGAAAGAATCGTGCCGCCAGTGCCGGATGGCGTACCTGTCGGCGCAGCTGGAGCCGCCGCAAAGTTTTGGTTTGGACCACCGTTGTTGATGTATATACGCGCAACGGTTGCAACGTTCGTACCTACGGCCTTAAATCGCAGACGCTGGATGTAGGAGCCATTCGTTGGGTCTGCCGCAAACGCTTCCTTGTTGAACTCGGACACACCGAAGTAATCAGCCGCAGCGGTCTTTAAGAGAATGGCGCGTGTGATCGCACCACGTTTTGAATAAATAGGGTCGTTATTTCCGGGCATATCTGTCCTTTATGGCATTGCCATTCCAGTGGAGCGGTGCAAAATTGCGCCCGTGTCCACATCTTCCATGTAGTGCGCCACCGCAGTGACGAACACATCTTTAGTGCCTGCGCTGAAGTTAACCAGCGTGTACTGACCACTTGACCCATCCATGGGTTCATAACGAACCAGTGTTGTGCTGGCACTCAGATACCCCGCACCTGTTTCCCATTGGCCGGATGTGTTGTCTACGATGCAATAGGTAAACACGTTGCTGTCACCCAATGCAAAGGCAGTCCCAAAGCTCTGATACCCCGTTGGCGCAGTGCCGGACAGGGTTATCGAACCCGTACCAGTGCTGGTAGTGGTGTCTTTGACGCGATCACGGAAAACTGGCATGGCTTACGCTAGGTTGATCAGAGACGTACCTGCACCGCCGGCTGGCATTGTCAGAGTCAGTGTTGCAGCCACCGGTGTTTGCGCGGTAAACGTGCACACCTCAATCGCCTTGTTGCTTTGGGTGGAGTTGTAGATCAGCGCACAATCTGTCGGTCCAATAGTCACGGTGTTAAACACCAGCGACGCGGACGGTGTCCACGTGCCAGTGGTTCCCTGTGTTGTAGGTGGGTTGGCGTTTGTCACTGCAATGCCACCGGCCGTGTAACCGGCGCCTGTCACTTCACCTGTTGCTGTGTAAGCCGCTGTAGACGGAGAGATTGTGGCGCTAGACAGATAAAGCGCTGCTTTCACCGAATCTGTAGTTGGAGCCGTCAAACTCGTTCGGCTCACAAGTGTGACAGCACCTAGTTGATGGTTTCCTAGCAAAACTTCTGATTTGAATGAATTTGCAATACCCGCTGTATTAGCCATGATTGACCCTTAAAATTGACTGATGGATCCGAGAACGTGGTTCCCGGTACGTTTCATGATATTGACTTGGCGGCGCACGCACTCACCACTGAGCCAGTGCTCAACTGCGCAGATTGTCTCATCAGCATTGTCTGTCCAGACAACTTTCTCCTCAAGGTCGGCAACAGGTAAATTGCCCTTGCTTGTGTAGATCAGAGGTACTTCTTGCGTCATTCTTGGCCTTCAATTGTGGATTTTACCCCGAGGACGTTCCCCAGTGGGTCGCGGACGTATTGTGCTATACGTGGAGCCGAGTGCGCTTTGTGAATAGCCTGCATGCCCTCTGCGATCTGTCCCATCATTCCGTTAGACGCTTGCGACTGTTCTGCCATGAACTTGGCCAACTGGTCAGAACTTGATTGAACACGCTCAAGCAGTGGAGTGATGATGGCTGTCAAGTCTGGCTTCGCGGCTTCTTGAACCTTGGTAGATTCTGCCTGGTCTTCAAGCATTGCTTTAAGTACCACAAGAGCCTGATCGCTCTGAGCCTTCATGTCTGCAAGGACACGCTTGTTCTCTTCTCCAGATTCAATCTGTTGGTTCTGCACCATCAAGGTCAAGTTGGCCATGCGGTTCTCGTTCTCAGCTTGCATCTTCTCAATGTTAGCCGCAAGCATTGCAGTTCCTTGAGTGAGCTGACGATCACGCTCTTTGGACTCGCTTTCGGCAGCGATTTCCATTTGGCGTATTTGGATCTTGAATGCGCGCTCCTTGTCGGCCTCTTGAGACTTCCAAGCGAGCTCCGCCTGGAACTTCTTCTGATTTTCCATTGTGGTAATCTGAAGAGCTTGCTGTTCTGCCTGGCCTTTCTGCATTGCCATTTGAGTCTGAGCCGCCAGAGTCGCAGTTGTGTTTCCGTCTGCAGGAGGCTTAGGGGCAAACTGCTGCATGAGCTTTACGGCTTGATCAAGGGCTGGGGCAACCATTTGGCCAAGTTGAGTGGCCATAGCTTTGTCCGCAAAAGCATGGCCTTTGCTCTGAGCCTGCTCTTCAGTCATGTCGTGCCCCTGCATCTTCATGACAACGTGGATGGCTTTTGCGGCGGCTTCATGATGCTTGCGGTAGTAAGCAATCAAGTGCTCTTTGCAGTGAGCCAACAGCTTTGGAAGGGCCACTGGTCCAATGAGAGGATTTGCGCCAAGCAAAGGGCTTGTCATGAAAGTTGCGTGGCTTTCAAGGTGGCTTAAGTCGTCCTGTTCTTCATACACCTTCAGAGGTGTTCCGTCATCAAGAGCGGCAGCCGAATTCTCAGCAACTGGGTCAAGACGCTTTGCATCCCGCGGTAAGTTGGCGATGTCTTCCGCATATGGAACCTGCAACAACCTGAGAGCCCGAATCAGCAATTTCTCAGGTTTGAAGAATGGCTTGAACTCAGGCATTGCTTCGAGCTGCATCACAGCTTGCAACTGAGCGTAACGTTGGGCTTCACTGAAGATGTTGGGGTCGCTAACTGGCAGGATGTCCATCGGACCCTTGAAGTCGGAGCGATACACAATCAGCTCGCCAAGTTCTTCCACCGTCTCTTCGTCATTAAGGTAGACGCTGTTCAAACGGTGCAGAATTTCCAATTCGCGGCGCGCAGAGTGGTGCAGTCGAGCGTGGATAGCTGAAAAGTTTGTGCTTCCGCCTTCGATCAAGGCCAAAGCGGTACCCATAGGCATGTTGGCGCCAGCATCCGCGATCTTCTCTGAAGCCGTAGAGACCACCATCTCAGCCTGTTGAGTCAGCCACTCCATCAACTGGTACAAAACGTTGGACGGCCCGTTGAATGGGAATGCCATAACCAACTTGCGGATGTCATCTACGCCAGGAGGCGCATCAATTTCACGCAATTCTGTCGCGTTGACAGAGATTGTCTGGCCGCTGGTACGCCCACCCTTTAGCTTAAGACCGCCAGGAAAATTATTGATATGAGCAGAGTCAAGAAGAGCATTGAGTGCACCTGTAGAAGCTGTGCTCATTGAACCGATCAAATGAGCAAGGCCAATGGCGTAAGCACCGCGCCATGGGATGAAGTTGTATTCTACAATCCAATGCAGTTTGGACTGACGTTCGTCTTTCTCAGCCCAGTTGCGATAGATACCAAGAACCTTGCTGCCAAACTCTTCGACGTGGACGATGTAAGGAGCAAGCTCGCCCTTGGTCAGTTTGTCGTCTTCCAAAGCAAGGTCAACGTACACCGTGTAGACTTCACGCGTTCCGCCTGTCTGATCATAGGCAGCCGAGTCATCGGTGACGCCTTCTACTTCGCGTGCAGCCTTATCAGACTTCGAGCGCTCAGGTTGCTCGCCAGACTTTGCACCGTCGATCTCGCGGTACAGACCTGACTTGGTGCGCGCTTCAAACTCAGCAATGCCAACAAACTCGCGGTGCGTCAACCGTGGCGTTGTGTAAAAGTCATTCTGATCAAACGGCAAGAAGATGTCATCGATGTAGACGGCCATTGTGCGTGGTCGCCCCAACTTCTGGTCATACCACCAGCGCTTGTACTGAGATCCGCCCAGCGGCAGCTGGCTCAGCATCTTCTCGAATTCAGGACGGTGTTCTGGGATCTGCTCAGTGAGCTGCCAGTTCATGTACGTCTTCTTGCGTTCTGCCCGGTCGATCTTGGAGTCTGTTTGATCACCCATGATCTGAGTGCGGACAGGTCCCGACGATGGAAAGAGTTCCTTTACCGCTTTGGACGCAAAATCGACGCAACCTTTAGCAAGCATAGGATGGACAACAGAGCTAGCACCGTCAAAATCAGCTCCAACGTTCTTATTGCCAGCAAGACCAGTCTTTTGAATGCCTTCAGCATATTGCTTGTCACGCTCAGTGCGCGCCTCTTTGTCTGCTTCAATTAGTTCGCAAAGCTTTCTACCGAGACTGGACACCTCAGACTCATCGAACACGTCTGCCAAGTTGTCGTCAAAGTCAGGCGATTCACCCTCCTCTTCACGTTTCTTGTCGTGGACAATGACCGAGCCGTCTTCAAGTTCCTCAAGATCCTCGTCATCAATGGACGAAGACTCTTCCTCAGAGTCAAGTGCTTTCAGCTCTTCGTCTGTCACGTCTGTCAGAGAAGCATTTGGCGGCAGGTCTGCCATCGGGTAGATGATGTCGTTACTCATGGGCGCGTTTACCTTGTTTGAATACTGGATCGTAGACTCTCAGTGAGTGAGATCCTAAAGCCATGGGGTCGTACGAGGCTTGGTTCACAACCGGTTGATTATTACCCGAAGTGGTTTGTGGAATCTGAGACGTGGAAAGAGCACCAAGTCCTGAGCCAGAACTACCTCCGTGCCACGGCTGAATGTCTGGTATGGACGATCCTCCGACATCCACAACGCCTGGTATGGAAGAGGACCCGAATCCTGAGGCTCCGAGACCGTTCTTCAGGGCGTTGACTGCCATACCACCTGGGTTTAGCGTCGGTAAGCCGGCCCCAAACAGATTGGCCGCAGAGCTTCCCATGTTGTACATGCCCAGGGCCTTAGCAAAGTCCGGTCCTAGAGCTTGTCCAACTCCTTTGTTGATGCTTCCAGACAGTAGGTTTCCGCCAACGTCGACCATGGCGTGTTTCAGTGCGTCTCCAAGAGACATACCACCGTCTACGGCAGCCAACACCTTTCCTACAGTCATCATGGTTCCACCGCCTGGTACCATTTGGATGATTGCCGGTATGGCCTTCTCTAAGAAATTCCCGGTGGTTTTTGCTGCTAAAGCTTGGTTGATGGTCTGTCCGGCATTTCCAGGTGCGTCCTGCTGTCCAAGACCGAGGTTTTTGAGCTCATTGAGCATGCCGTAGGTTACGTCTGGAGAGTAGTGAGTAGACTGAGACGAGCTAATGCCGGTGGTCCCTCCGCCCAATCCTGTGGTTCCAAGGCTGGTTCCTGGGTTGTTTGCCGTCCAACCGGCTGATGGTGTCAGACCAGTACCGCCGCCCATGTTGACGCCGCTGCTGCCGACTGAGACTCCGCCTCCAGTCCCTGTGCCGCCTGTCAGAGAGCCGCCTGGATCCGACCCGGTGCCTGGTGTTGCTGTCAAACCAGTTCCGCCGCCCATGCTTGGATCACCTGTTCCAGTCCCGTTGCCAAGACCGTAGTTCGGTGTTGTAACAGACGGTACTGTCAGCGTTGGAGCTGGAGTTTGAGGCGACCATGTTTGATACCCGCCCTCGCTATTGTCTGAGCTATCTGAACTGTCTGAGCTACTGCTCCCGCTGTCTGAGCTACTGCTCCCGCTGTCTGAGCTACTGCTCCCGCTGTCTGAGCTACTGCTCCCGCTGTCTGAGCTACTGCTCCCGCTGTCTGATCCACCATCCTCAAAGTGCCTCACCCTCTTGCCATTGACCAAGCCACCACGCTTGAAGCCCTCTGGAGCCTCTTTGTGCGAGTCAACAAAGGCTCTCCAGTCTTCTGGTGTTCCGTATTGGCCGCCACCAAGCTGCTTCTGCGAGTAGGCGTTGATCATGTCCGCGGCACTCTCGTACTTAGGTCCGACGATCTTGTAGTCTTCAGGTGTGTAGCCTGGAATGTGCTCAGCACCTGCCCGATGGACCGTCTCCATGTCGTGCATGCCAGCGTTATGCAGGTCATTGACGTCGTCCCAACCGCTCAGGCCGTCGCCCAGTCCATTCTTCACCAGGTCTTGGATATGTGGAAGGACGTCAGGAGATGGGGCTCGGTTAGACGGACCTTTAATCTGCGCAATACTCCAAACATCTGGCGCTTCAGCTGCGGGGTTCAGAAACTTGGTTTTGTACCAGTCTTCAAATGGCTGCTGAAGATTCTCAAGACCGGTAAATGCTCTTTCAGGGTGGTCCATGTAAGTCTCGCCACGCCCAAAGGCTTCGTTCTCAGCAATTCCACGCTCTTGAAGAAAGTCCGAAAATTTCTCGGCCTTATGAAAATCACCGTATTCATCTGGAAGAATACCGTCGTCGTTAGTTGGCTTTAGATTTGACTGCTTGCGAAGTTCTACGGTGGCGCGAGGACGCCCATCAGAGTCCCGAAGACTTAGGATCTTGGTGCCTCCACCCTCAACTGAGTTGCAGTACCCACCGACGCAATGCTTCATGGCTTGACCTTCGGCTTTCAAGCCCTCAGGTGCAACCTCAACCCACTGGTGTCCGTTGTCGTAAGCGCGATGCACTTTGGCAATACCTTTATTGAGGTCCGCCATCTGCTTCTGTGCACCAAGCACTTTGTTCCACTCACCGGTCTTTGCCGCGATGTCTGAGACTGATGACCGGCCGACGTCGGCGTCTGTCAGATGCAGGTTGCGCTCAACCAATGGAATGAAGTCGTGGATTGGAGCATTTTGAACGGCTCCTTGAGCAGCGGCTCGCATGGCCTCTAAGGATCCGTGATGCTCAAGAGCTTGACCTGCCCCGTTGGCTTGGTCCAGGTAGTCCATCATGTGCTGGAAGCCGAGGCCTTGTGGTTCACCCAGTCCGTAGATTGGTGTTTTTGGATCTGCCTTGTCAAGCCAAGAGTGTCGCTTCAAGAGCTCTGCCGCCTGCGCTGAGATCCCACCTTGGTTTGTCAAGTGCTCAACGCCTTCGCCGATTGTGTTGGGGCCGTCAGTGACGCCGTGATAATCCAGAAGGTTGTTGACTTCTTCGCCTGGCGTATGAGTGCCGATTGCTTGGTCAGAGAGATTCTCCCACGGCGTTCTTGTTGACCTACCCGTAGTCTCGTAGTGGAACTTATCGGCAGTACCTAAACCAGTTCTCAACCCAAACTCCTCAGTTCCACGAAGCGGGTGTGGAGCCACCCCAAACTCCCGCGACGACTCTATCATCTGCTGAGGTGTCATGTGCAGACGGCCTTCTTGCTCGAGCTTCAGTAGTGGGTCGTCAACTGTCCCCATCTGGTTCTTCATGTAGTTCAACAACTGCTTGTCGCGCCAGCGGTTGGCCTCAGACGAGTTGCGAGCAGCTATGTCGTGGAATTCCAAGGCGTCTTCAGGGGCATGGCCGCTTGCGACGGTCCAATTGCCGCCCTTAGGCTTCACGGCAAAGGCCGGAGCTGCAGGCGCTAAGACCCTAGCCAATGCTCCTTCCCCGTGCATGCCAGCATCGATGGCTTCACCAGCGAACCTTGCAGCCGCTTTGCCTGTGGAGGCAATCGGTTTAGCCAGTTTTGTGGAGCCAGCTCCTCCGAAGAAGCTCCCTAGCTCTTGGGCAGCCCTCGCCTGAGGGGTCTCAGACGCGCCGGGGAGCCATTCCTTGTAGAAATCACTCGTAGGCCAGAACGAGGTGTTGCTGACACCAGGAATTAAGCTCCTGACTAGTCCCTCGAGGTCTCCGGGGAGTCCGGCCGTGCCCGCAGCCCAACCGCGAAGTGCTTGTACCGGTATGTCGGCACTTGCTTGACGATCGTTGTGGCGTCGTTTACCAATTCCCGGGTATGGGATACCATCTGTTGGGCTCACACGGCCTCCTTCTGCGTATTCTGGCGGTGTCGGGACTGGGCCTACTGCATCACTGAGTTCCTGCGGTGTCCAGTATTTTCCTTGCGCTTCAACCAAGCCTGTGTTGCTGAGGTCTCCGACGCGCGCCCACTTACCGGACTTGACAAAGTCCTGAGCAAATGGCTTGTATTTGTCAGCAGGTGCAGCATTGCCCTTGCCTTTGATCTGCACGACCTCTTCAGGAGGCAAGTCGTGACCGTGCTGCTTCAGTGCTTGAAGTGCAAAGTTGTCAAAGTCGCCGTTTCCCTTGCGATGGCGATGAACGTAGTCATACATTGTGTTTGCTACGCCAAATGAGTCAGGGCCGCCAGGATTGTCAGGGTCTGGAAGAGAGTTGAGGTACTCGCGGCTTACCTTGCTTGGTCGAGTCTCAACCGTGATGTGAGGCTCACCGGTCTTTGAGTTGCGGAGGCTGTAGATGTTGCTGCGGCCAGATGTAACGTCTGGGCAGTAACCGCCAACACAGTGGCCCATAGTGTCGCCCTCGTACTTGAGAGCGTCAGATAGCTTAGAGGTGTTTGACGCGTCGAGCATCTCTGACACAGCCTCTTCTGGTGTGTTCCAGATTGACTTGGCCATTTTGTTGTCAGGACCACGTACAAAGAATCCGTTTTTGTTCTGGTCAAGTTTGTATCCATCTGGCAGCGTATCAGTGGCAGAAGCTTGGGGCTTCTTTAGTTGTACCCATTTGTAGCCTTGGTCTGGGTAGTCCTTGTGAAGCGTTGTGGCTGCGTTGTTGGCCCTTGCAGCATCAGCAGCCGCTTTCTGCTCAGCTCTCCAAGCGTTGATGTCAGCAACACGCTGCACAGCTTGAGGTACAGACACCCGGTCCATGTTCTTTGGATCCCACTGCAAGTGAGCTGGCAGACCTGAGGCTGGATTGGTCGCGTTGCGCAACTCATCAAGTAAGTGGTCAAAGCCTAAGCGTGTGCGGACCCCATCGCTAGCCCAGTTGATTTTGGTATCGGCAGGAGCCGTCTCCATCCATGGATTCTGGGCCTTAAGCTCTGGAAACTGAGGCCACAGGTCGTCAATTGTCTGCGGCACGATAGCACCGTCAGTTACGTTCTCCCAGTCTTTGGCAATCCTTGATTGGCCAAGTCCTTCAAGGCCCGTGCCGGCAGAGTTACGATGTTCACGATGCCTTGACGAGTAGAGGTCGAGACCGGGGTCGGTGTGGATTGGCCCACGCTCAGCCATTGCACGGATAGGGTCTTCAGGCGTTGCCATGTCGTTCTTGACGTAGCGAGTGAGCTGCTTGTCAACCCAGTTGTTGAGCGCACTAGCCTCGCCATTTTGGCGAAGAATTTCCTGATGGGTGCCTGGCATCATGATACCACGCTGCTCATCTCTTGCTAGCCTTGCCAAGTAGTCGTCATCACGTACGGCTCGCTTCAGCTGCTTCAGTGTGTCTTCGACCTGGCCGCCAACCCAGTTGCCGCCTTTGTTCTTCACCACGTAGCTCTTTCCAACTTCGCCCACAGCATCTGCGAGCTTTGCACCAGCAGACCCAGAGGCTGCCCACTTAGTCAATGGACCAAGCACGGGAGCCACTTGGGCAGCAAGTCCAAGCGGGTAGCCTGCGCGTGCTCCAGTCTGGCGGTCAGCAGTCAGCGGATCGAGCACTGAGCCGCCAAGTTCGTCAGGGGCGTCACCAAGCAGAGCAGCCTGCAAGAAGCCACTGAGCTTCGGATACTGCTGAGTGAGTTCGTTGTGCTCGGCCCGTGGGAGCATCTTTGTGTTGCGCTTATCCATCAGTCCTACTCTCCTGTGCCTGATGGGGTTAAAACAATGGTCATGTATTGGCCTGTTTAGTTATTTGGCTTGGTGAATTGGGGTTACAGGTTTATCACAGCTAGCTTTTCAGCAATCACATGCCCTAAGAAATAGTGCCCCGCCGCAACTGGATGAACGTTATCCCCGCCCGTATATGCAGTTTTGTTCACGGAGTTGATAACATTCTCAATATCTATGAAAGGAACTCCACCAGTTGCAGCCGCACTAATCAGTGTGTTTTTTGTTGATGTCAGATTGGCAGTTGCGCCGAGAGGAGTCCAAGGCCCAAGAACACACACTCTTGATGCAATAGCTTTTGCAGCAGTTATTGCAGATGTTGCAGATGCAAGAATTGATGACTGACTTCCAGCACTGTCGTTGTAACCAAGCGCCAAAATAATCGTATCCGGACGCGCAGAAAGTACATTCAGATAGTTAGCCAAACGCGTTGTTGGGTCTGCTGGAGATGCTGTCAAATACCCTGTGCTCCCTATACCCTCTGGAAAGTATCTATGACCAAGTATTCGCATTGCTGTTGCAAACCATGTTTGATCTGGTGAATCAGACCCTGTGCCTTGAGTGTAGGAGTCTCCTACTACAGCAACTAACTGCGATTGTTTTCTAGCTGCCCACACACTAGCCGTTGCGGTGACATACACACCAGCAAATGGCATGTTGTAGCCATCAATCTCATACAAACGAGGCTGCGCAGTTACGAAAGTCAGTTTTACCTGTTGAGCAGTTCCAGCAGCAGAAAACGTGAACTGTGTTAACTGAATTGGCTGTCCGTCTACTCTGATATTGAATCGTGAATTGAAGTTATTAAGGTAAAACTCAACATCGGTAGAGTCTGACCAAAACCTATAAATGCAATTTCGTCCAAGGTACGAACCAGTTACAGAGCCTGGAACCATAAACGCTGGTGCAGCCGACCAAGTGAAAAGTGGTGTACCAATATAGTCATAGTAGTCTGAACGTAAAACTCCAGCGCTCTGCACTGAAAACAGAACGCCACTGGCAATAGTTGTAGCCGTTTGAGTTACTTGCGCAATTGTCGGAGGAACTGCAAGAACTGACACAGCATCGGAATATGTTTTCCTGATTGGCTGGTTAGCCGTAATTACTCCACCCCCCGGCCCCGCCAACCCAGTAACGTTGCCACTACCGTCTGTGGAGTAAGACGCGACAGGACGTCCTCCTAATTGGATTTGAGCTTTACCATTGGAGTCGATCAGTCCTCTGATAGACTCACGACCAGGTAGGTCATACTGTTCAAAGAGTTCTACTTCAGTTGCCATTTTGGTGTCCTATGCGTATGGGTTTGTGCGGCCGTGTCTCAGCGCGTTGTAGTCGACTTCGTCTGCCACGTCGTCAGGGACGCGTTCGACTTCGAGGAATTGAGCGTCGCGCAGGTAGATGCCAGCTTGCGTGAACGTATCCACAAGATCGTCGTGCTCGCCATTTGGAAACTCCTCGCACTGCGCCATGAGCGGACGCGCCCACGTGACGGGCTGTCCTGCGTCTTTCTTTGATTCCAGGACGTAGAACAGGTCAACTTCGAGCATTGGAGCCACCATGTGGGCTCTAGCAATCTTGTCCGCTTTTCCAGGATTGTAGCCAGAAACGGGGATGTTGGCCACACGAAGGTCTTGCAAGAGGCTTTGACCTGAGCCCTTAGCCTCCACAAGGATGATGTCAGGCTTGCGAGCTGGGTGCAGTGGATCGTTCTTGATGCCGCCGTACGGAGCCTTCCAGTCTTCCATCACCTTCTTCTTCAGCTTGGGGTAACTGAGGTGGTCGGCCCACGCATCGAGCAGGATGGCAAAGCGCTTGCCTTTGTTCTCTCCGGTCTCGTGTTCACCGATGCCCCACACCGTGCACGCCGTTGGATCGCCCTCGGTCCTCTCAGTGAATGCGGTGTCGTAGGACTGCAGCACGAAGAACAGATCTGGAAGGTCCCGGTTCGCAGGCCACAGCACGAAGTACTTGGGCTGCAAGATACCACCACCTGCTGGCGAAGGCCGTTGCTGCAACTGCCCTGCTGATCCGTAGTCTCCCAAAGACTTCTTCAGGTTCTTCACGGTAGCCACATCGAAGCGCTGAGGCCATAGTAACTCGCCTTCTTTGCGGCGCGGGTCCTTGAAGCCAATGCTTGTGGGCTTAGACCTCAGCGGCTCGTACTCCATCGGCAGCATGAGGTGGTCGAAGTTACCTTGCGCCAAGACGTGGCCGCTCAGGTCCTTCTGGTGGAGCCGCTGCATGATGATGACGATGGCCCCACTGATCGGGTCGTTGAGCCGGGAGATGAGAGCCTCGTCGTATGTGGTGAGAGCGGTCTCGCGTTCAGCCTCGGAGTGGGCACCCTGCCTGTCGTGCGGGTCATCGATAAGTATGGTGTCACCACCGTCGCCCATCACGCCACCAGTCATACCGAAGGCAATGCGGTAGCCCATCTCGGTATTCTGGAACCTTAGCTTCTCGTTCTGGTCCGATGCCAGACGTACCTTGTCGCCCCAGTGGCTCTTGAACCAATCGCTGGTGACGAGCCGACGCATCTTCAAGTTGTCGCGAATGGCGAGCTTAGACGCATACGACCCGCACAACCACTGATGGCTAGGATCGTGGATCCAGGTCCATGCTGGCCAAGCCACACTAGTGATTGTGGACTTAGACGTACGGAAGGGCACGTTGATGACGAGCCTAGTAATCTCGCGACGGCTCACGGCCTCGAGGTGCTCAGCGATGGCGCGCAGATGCCAGTTGTCTACGAACTCGCGACCGGGCTCCATGATCGGCCAAGCAAACTGCAAGAAGGCGTGGAGCGAAGACTCGCACAGCCGCCTCTCCATCTCGTGTGCGTGCTGGTAAGCCTTGATCTTCTCCTCGCGTGTGTTAGGTCCTGCGATGCACTGGCTGAGCGGTGGTAGGTTGAACTTCGACTTGACCTTTGTGGACTGAAGGCTCTTAGGTACCTTCATACGTCGATGACCTCGCTGCCCTTCTGAGAGCGCCTAGCAATGACTGCTAAGGACTTCAGCTTGTTGTCAAGCTCTTCGTTGAGTTGCTCATCGGTCTTGGTGGCGAACATGCCCTGCAAAGGGTTGCCCGTTGGGCCAAGCTCGAAGCGTGCCTTGTCTTGGAAGTGTTCAGGGTCCGCAGCCTTCAGCAAGGCGAGAGCCAGTGAGTCGCTGAAGTTGCGGCGGGCTCCGACCTGCAAGCCCTGTTGGTAGATGGGATCTTCCCAGCCTTGGAATGCTCTGCGCGCAGCCTCGTCCTTCCAAGCCTCGACTCCATACTGTTGGGCTTCATTGAGCCGCTTGGCGAACTCAGGGTTCTCGGCCTTGAAGGCGTAGACGGCAAGCCGGCTGATGTTGAGGCGCTCACAAGACAGGGTCAAGTTCCCCGTGGATGCGATGGCCGCCAATAGAGCGGGCAAGGTGACCGAGTCCAGTGGTGTGAACGCTTGGACGCCATTGAGCAGATAGCTATCCTTGTGGATGATGACGTCCTGGCCTCCAGGCGCGTGCTTCATAGGAATGACCTTGATCTTCTTACCGTCAGGTCCTTTGACGATGACCGGCGGCTGGCGGACGACCCGCGTGCTTTGCCGTGATGCGTAGCCCTCAGGTGCATAGGCTGTCGGCCCGTATCTACTAGGAGCCAATGGAGCTGGTGCTGCCGCTTTGCGCTTAGTGGCCTTTTCAATGTACTTGGGGTCTTTGGATACCGGCTTGCCAGGTTTTGCCTTGGCCGCGGGCTTTACAGCCTGCTGCTTTGTAGTGGTTGCCACGTGGATTCCTCGTAGTGGATTTGAACAGAGCGCATTGTACCTGGCCCACTCCACTATGTGCGTGGCGTGCGCACACCAATAACCTTGACGCCGTGGGAAGGTCGCGCCTATGCTCCGGTAAATATCCACATAAACCACAAGAAACGCAGAAGACGAAATAAGTGCGTCTACTTCTCTTTTAAAAGGGCTACTTCTTAAAGAGAAGTTTATATAGTAGTAGTTAGGAAGCCCATTTGTCCTAGGAGAAGTTGCTAACGAATATCTGAGTTGCGTTACGCTATGTGCTACGAGCTAAGCGCTAAGCACCAAGCATCACCTATAAACCAAGCTAGAATCCTTCCTCTATTAGCGAATTAGATAAGGTAGAGTTATGTCAAATATACTTTCAGGGGCTCTCAGCGATGTGCTAAGAAGCATCCCCTTACAGAAGAGGCGTGAATTATCAGCGCAGATCCAAATTCTGTGTGAGAATATCAAGATAGAAAACGTCTTCATGGTTAACCAGCTTTCCTTCAATGCCCAGAAGCGGGCTGAAGTAATCTCAGCAAAAGCTGTGGTAAAGAAGGACCACATGCCACGCTACTGGGTTTACATCGAGGGGCAAACCGTTCCGAAAGCCTGTACTTTGGCCGAAGCTGCGAGCCTCATGAAGGTCACCGAGACTTCTTTAAAAGTTCGCGTTTCGTCCGTCCGTGCGTTCGAAAAGGAAATAACGGTCTCAGAATATCGTGGCAAGGACCACATTTCGGGCCGGTACGTTTGCTCAAAAATGAGCCAAGACGAACTCGATGAGCAGCTAAGAATTCTCAACGAGAAAATCAAAAGCGGCTCCATTGCGCAAAATAGCATACAATCAGCATCGCCAACGCGTCCGTGACGGCGGCCTGATGATTGAACTCTTCACTGCCGCCCAAACAGGTGGTCCTCAGCAAATTGCCGACGCGTTGGCACCCTCATTTAGGAGCATCAATGTCTGATGCAAAGACTCTAGCAGCTGAGAAGCTAGAATCCTCCGGCCTCACTATGGCCGATGCGAAGAAACTCAATATCACGGTAGAAGAAGACGGATCTAAGATCGATCCAGTCTATCCAAAGGTTCCTGTCCTTGTGTTTAACTACATGGACGTTCACACCGGCAAGCCATTCCAATTCCTCCCATGTTGGCCAGATCACAAGCGGGTCCGCATGCTGAAGGACCCATCAGGGTTCGCGGCGCAGACTACCAAGAAGCCTACCAGATACCTTCAGCCCAAGGATTCTGGAGTAGCCGCTTACTTTCCTACTAACATCGACTGGAAGCCTATCCTTGCAGATGTCGGCGAGTCCATCATCATCACTGAGGGTGAACTAAAGGCATCTAAGGCATGCAAGGAAGGGTTTCCCACCATCGGCCTTGGAGGCGTGCACTCCTTTAGAAGCGTCAAGCACGGCATGCTACTGCTGAAAGAACTCGATTCCATCAACTGGGTCAAGCGCAACGTCTACATCTGCTACGACTCAGATACCAAGACCAATGAGAACGTCTGCAACGCACTCAACGAGCTGGCTGAAGTACTCATGCGCAAGGGTGCCCTTCCACATGTATTGCCGCTGCCTGAGATGGAGGGCTACAAGAAGACTGGCCTTGACGACTTCCTGTTGGAGCATAAGCCAGCAGAACTAGAAGAACTCTTGGCCACAGCGTCCCAGCTTCTTACATCGGCGAAAGTGCTGCTTGAATACAACAAGACTCACGTCTACATCGCCAACCCTGGAATAATTTTCAAAAAACCCACTGGGCAGAAGATTAGTCCGACGCTGTTCAGCAATTCGTACAACACGCTGGGATACACGGAGAAGTACGTCACGACTAACGGAGTGGCCATACGCGCGGTCTCTACATCATCAGCGTGGATTAAGTGGCCGATGCGCCACGAGGTTGAAACCTTGACGTACGCGCCGGGTAAGGATCAGGTCTTGGAGCCAGGAACATACCAATCGGCATGGAACACGTGGAGCGGATGGGGCTGTGAGCCTGTTAAAGGCGACGTGAAGCCGTTCTTAGACTTGATCAATCATTTATTCACAGGAGCATCAGATGACGCGAAGCAGTGGTTTCTACGGTGGCTTGCGTATCCTCTCCAACACCCTGGAACTAAGTTGTTTACTTCAGTGCTTCTCTGGGGTGTCCGCCACGGCACTGGTAAGTCGATCATCGGATACACCATGGGGAAGATCTACGGCAAAAACTTCACTGAGCTCAACCAGCAGAATATTGATGGAGCATTCAATGAGTGGGCGGAGAACAAACAATTTGTTATGGGAGACGACGTCACAGGAACTGACAAGCGTCATGACTCAGACCGTCTTAAGAAGCTCATCACCCAAAAGGAAATACGACTTAACATCAAGCACGTGCAGTCGTTCGTCATCCCCGACTGTATCAACTACTATTTCACCGCCAACGGACCCACTGCACTTTTCCTTGAAGACGATGACCGACGCTCTTTCGTCCACGAAATAACAGCCGATCCAATGGGTGAAGCCTTCTACAAGAAGTACGACAAGTGGCTCCATGGCGACGGACCGAAAGCGTTATTCCACTACCTAGTCAACGAGATCGACTGCTCGGCGTTTAATCCGGCAGCCCCTGCGTTCCGTACAGAGGCCAAGGAGCGGATGATCGCGGACGTACGGTCTGACCTCGGCGAGTGGGTAAACATGCTGCTGACGAACCCAGAAGAGATTCTCAAGGTTGGCCAAGTCAAGCTGCATCATGACATGTTTACCAACAAGGAGCTCCTTGCTCTCTACGATCCAGAAGGTAAGAGCAAGGTGACTGCCAACGGGTTGGGTCGAGAACTCCGCCGAGTTGGTGTCCACTATGCACTGGATGGACGCACGGTGAAGACGAAGAAGGAGGTGAACCGCTTCTATATAGTGCGCAACAAAGCAGTATGGGAGAAGGCAGACTTGGCTGCCATACAAGGCCACTTAAATGACACAGGACCCGTGGTCAAGAAGAAGTATTGAGCGTCTGCAAATAGGTGTTTGAAAGCGTGGTATAATCTCACTTTCAACACCTGCTGAGGACCGTATGAAGCCACACCAAATCCGCACCTGCAACACCATCTACAAGAACCTGAGGGCAGGGGTAGTTGGTGCAAAGGCTATGGAATCTAAGGCTAGGCAAGCACAACACGTTGGAGAAATAGAAAGCGCGAAGTCGCGTGAGTTCTCCACCATGAAGCTGAACTCCGCTGCTAAGGAATCGCGTCGTCGTGCGAAGTACCAGTATGAACTGCGTGAAGCAATTGAACAAGCATTGAAGATGTACACTAGTATTTGTGATAGTGAAAATAGCGCAAAATAATTGCAAATAGTTGTTTACAACGCCACCTAGCCACAGTACAATACATCTATGCACAAACAGTCCTGAATGTGCTAACCACTTAACCAAGTCTGAGGATCAAATCATGAACATGTCTAACGCCACCAAATACGCCGCTCGCGACTCTGCTACTTCTGCTCTGCGCAAAATCGGTATCGTCAAAGCTGACTACGACGACTTCATCATCAAGCGTGATGGCGTTTTCTACTGTGACATCGAAGGTGCTAAGTCCTTCGTCTACAAGCAAGCTGAAAAAGCTGTGGCCAACATGACGCTCACTCAAGTGCCTGCACCAAAGCTCAAAGCTCAAGTTCAAGCTGATGGCTCTGTGAAGGTTGCTCCAGTTGCCAAACCAAAGACAGAAAAAGGCCAGTCTGTGTCTGCTCTGATTCGCGAGATGATTCTCGACGGTTTCACCAACCAACAAGTGTGGGATACGCTTGGTCCTAAGGGCGCAGGCACTTTGGGCGAGAACCAAAAGCACTACGGCAGCTGGTACCGTTGCGAGCTGCGTCGTAAAGGTCACGCAGTCTAAGAGCCGCGATGGAAGACCCTCGGATGAGGGCTCTTCGATGAGGGTTGATGAGCCACCAAAAGCATCATGGTCATCCCATTTAGGGAGGGCATTTGCTAGCCGTCAAATTCAACCCTCATCGAAGAGATTGCAAATAACTGTTTACAAATGTTGTGAACCACAGTATAATTGAATCTTCAACAACGCTGAGGACCATCATGAACACACAAGCTAGCATTCGTCGCGCTAACCGTATTAGCGGAGCACTGGAAACGACCATTTGTGGCATTCCATGCTTGATCGAAGTGAAAACCTGCAACGTTGTTAAAGGCAGCTTTAGTTACAACGCTGCAAGTGATCACGACTACCACGGCTACACCGAGATCGAGTTCAATGTGCTTGATCGCAAAGGCTACCCAGCAAGATGGCTAGAGGGTAAGATGACAAACGCCGAAAAAGCAGACATTGAAGAACTAATTCTTGAAAGCCAAAGATAGTGCCAAATAAACCATCTGACAACTACAGCTCCGCAGTAACCACTGAAGGCAAGATGTACGAGGGCAGCAAGGAGTACCTTGGCCTCGGCATCGTGAAGTGGTGTGCCATCTGCGGCACTCATAAAGCCCAGTTGGGCGGAACAATTCAACACGTCATGGGTGGACGCCATTGGGTCTGCTCCAAACATAAGAAAGCAAAACCATGAACTATGAAATTGTCAAACATGTCGACCCCTATTACAAGGACGTCGAGGGCTTTGACTTAATTGTTGACGACCACGTTCAAGCAGTCCTACGCCAAAAAGGATCTAACGTGAATCTCGTCTTCCAGATGCGTGGTCCTCTGGACATTGAGCAAGCGCGTCCTATCATCATTGGCCTGTTGGACCTGTTGGTTCACCATGACAAGATGGCCTCCAAACGTGGCAAAAGCTAAGCTGCTGCAGCGTAGAATACGTTTTCCTTAACTAACCTTGAAAGGGTTTACATGCGTTGTTATCTAGTGACTGCCAAATCAGGCGGAGAAGTGTTGGGATCTCGTATCGCCAGCACCAATGCCGATGCTCGCGAAGTACGCGAAGATCTCATGACCACGTTTGAGGTCAAGAAGAAGGATGTTGACATCGAGGCCCATGAGGTCCCGTTGGCCAAATCCGAATTGATCGAATACCTCAATGTCCTGCTGATCAAGCAAGACGTCAGCGAAGGCTCTGAGGACTAGCATGACAAAGCACCACGACCTGCTTGGGGTCAAACCAGAATGCGGAACAGCCGCCGCAAAAGCTAAATGGCGCGAACTCGCTTCTATCCACCACCCAGACCGTGGTGGGTTCCCAAGTGAATTCAGCACCCTTCGCAACGCTTATCTGAACGTGGAGAAGTACGAACGGAAACTGGAAGCAGTTTGCTCTGTGTGCCAAGGCATTGGCAAGATCCCAACTGGTCGTGGCTTTAACCAAATTCTTTTGACATGCCCTAACTGCAGGGGGAGCGGACAAAAATGAAACCAAAACTGAAACCCATGAGCCCAGTGCTTATTGCCCTGTTGGTGGTCTATCTGACTGCTGGCATCGCTATCGTCATAGACCTTTTCATCTGGAGGCCATGATGTTCAAGCCCATGTTAGCAGCATCGATCGACGACACGTCTAGTCTGCGCTACCCGCTGATGATCAGCCCAAAGCTTGACGGAATACGTGCCATGGTGCAAGGTGGAAAGCTGGTCTCACGCAATGGTAAGCCCATTCCAAATGAGGGCATTCAGCAAGACCTTGGGCTGGTCAAGCTCAATGGTTGGGATGGCGAACTGATAGTAGGTTCTGCCACGGACAAGAACGTCTTCAACACCACAACAAGTGGTGTCATGAGCAGAGCCGGCTATCCAAATTACAATTTCCACGTCTTCGACATCCACATTCCCAATATGGGGTTTGGGGCTCGTTACGTTAGACTTCAGAAAGAAGTCGCAGCGGCAAAGCTATCCGTCGTACAGGTAGTTCCTCACGCTATTTGCTCTCACGAGAAGGACCTCAGACGCGTCGAAGCGGAGTTCCTCAAGCAAGGTTACGAGGGTCTGATGGTAAGGTCTCTAGACGGTCTATACAAAGAAGGAAGATCGACCGCAAAGCAGGGTTGGCTGCTGAAACTGAAACAATTCAAGGATGCCGAAGCTGAAGTCATCGGTATCGAGGAACAACTCCACAATGGAAATACGGCAGTCAAAAACGCTCTTGGGCAACTCGAACGCTCAAGCAGCAAAGCAGGCATGGTGGGAAAGAACACAATGGGTGCTCTCAAGGTCCGCGGAATCAATGGGACTTTCAAAGGAGTGGAGTTCAGTATCGGAACGGGTTTCGATGCGGCTCAACGCGACGCTATCTGGGCAGACCGCAAGCTGATTGGGAAAGTTGTGACGTTCAAATATTTTCCGATCGGGTGCCTGGACGCGCCCCGCTTTCCAGTGTTCAAAGGATTCAGAACCAAGGGCGATATGTGATGGACGCCATCGAAGCTCTTGTGAAGACGCTCACTAAACCAAAGCCGCTGAAACCTGGCGTATGGGTCAACGGGCGGAGGACGAGGCCACACGGTCTTCCTGCTCTCGTCAGGAGACCGAAGCAAAGCCCATGGAGATAAATATTTTCACTATTTTGCAAATAGTTGTTTACAAATACTTGAAAGCTCACTATAATTCATCCATACCGCGGCAATCGTGCTACGGTCAACTTAAGAAAGCTGAGGATTACCATGGTTGCTGCAGTATCTACACGTAAAAACGGTTTCGCTGAAATGGCTTATGTTGGCGCTACGCCTTGGCATGGCCTGGGCCAAGCTCTTGAAGCTGGTGCTTCGATCGAGACCTGGAAACAAGCTGCTGGCATGGACTGGAAAATCAACCGCAGCCGTGTTCGTTACGGTGAAGGTGCTAACCAACAAATCTTTGAGGACGCTCATGTGCTCTTTCGCTCTGACACTAAAGCGGCTCTTGGAATCGTATCGCCCAAGTACAAGACTGTTCAGCCTGGCGAAGTCCTCGAGTTCTTCCGCGATCTTACTGAAACCAACGGTTATGTGCTCAATACTGCGGGCACTCTGTTTGACGGCAAACGCTTCTGGGCGCTGGCTAAAGTCGGTGACGACGCAGTGGTCATGGGCGAAGACCGCGTCGGTGGTTACTTGCTTCTGTCTACCTCTTGCGATGGTACTCTGGCTACAACCGCCAAGTTCACAACCGTGCGTGTCGTCTGCAACAACACATTGTCCATGGCTTTGAGCAAGAGCATGGGCAGCAAGGGCACATTCACTCTGAAGCACACAAGCAAGTTCGACCCACGCGAAGCTAAGGACAACCTTGGATTGGCCACTGGACAGTTTGCTGAGTTCATGGGTGCTGCTCGCGTACTGGCCAAGAAGTCCGTCAGCAAGATGGCCGCAGGCGAGTTCATCGAGTCTCTGTTGGCAGACACCAAGACAGTTCTTGGTGAAGACGTGCGCAAGAGCCGCCAGTTCAACAAGATCATGGACCTCTTCAACGGTTCCGCGATGGGCGGTACTCTGCTCGGTGCTGAAGGTACTATGTGGGGTCTTGTGAATGCGACGACCGAGTTTGTGGATCATTCTGCTCGCTCTCAGACAGTTGATGCCCGTCTGGCTTCTGCTTGGTTCGGTCGTGGCGACGCACTGAAGACCACGGCTTTGGAACGCGCCCTGGCGATATCAGCTTAAATAAAGGGCTTCGGCCCTTAAATAGCTATTTACAAAGTTAGCGATGTTCGGTATAATCTACATATGATCAACACCACCTTTGTGAATCCTCCAGTGCCCAACCGGAACTTCGATTGGGAAGCCACGTTTGACAACTATGAACCCGGTGATCCTATTGGACGTGGCTCTAATGAGATGCTTGCGGTTCGTGACCTAATTAACCAGACACGGCCTAAAGATGACATTATCAAACTGGATTAAAGCTAGGTGGGCTCGCTTCGGCGAACTCTGTGAAATCTATTTGAAAGCAAACAAGGAAGAGCAATGAGAAAACGCCTACTCTTTGCCGCAGCACGCGGCGCAACGACCCAACGGTGGGGAAGTATCCGCCAAGCTTGGATAGCGGTGACAGACCTGGAGTTGATCAGCAACGACTGCCGCATCCATCCCGACGACGAGCACCTGCAATACGGGCCGATCAGTTCGGAGTTGCGGGAGAACGCCACTGGTGATGACCCGCCAGCTGATGCGTTCGCAATCCCGAACGGCAGCTACTGGATGCGGCCTGAAGACAGTCTGCGCGTTGCGCATGACTGCGACAACGAACTCCACCGCTCTCTATTCCTCTTAATTCTGGCCGAAGCACTGGCCGACGAAGGGCTTTGATATGACCATCACCAACCTAACAGACAACGAACTCCAGCAAGCAAAGCGCATTGCGGAGCTTGAAGCGGAGATAGTTGGCTGGAAAGCTGACCAGCGCGAAAACCTTTCCAACCAGTGCGACTTGCAAGCAGAGATAAACGCACTCCGCGCACAGATTGAGACAGTGCAGCGTGATGCGGAGCGTTACGTCTGGTGGGTTGAGATCATCGAAAGCGGTGAACTGGAGATTCTTGAAAAGGCTTTTGAACCGCTTGGTGATGCCGATTCAGTTACCAAACAAGATATGGACGCAGCCATTGACGCAGCTATGAAAGGCGCAGCATGACCAAGCTACCTGAATCAGTAACGCATTGGAAGTACCACGATGTATGTGGCGATAAAGACGGCCCGTCTGAACCACTTTTCTCAGAAGCCCAACTGCTCCAGTTCAGGCGCGATGCGCTGGAGGAAGCAGCAATGTGGCTTAACAGCTATGACGGTGACACAAATTCACGCAGAGAAGAAGCAATCCGCAAACTGAAGGACGAGACATGAAAGACTTACAAACAGCGCTTTATGCGCTCACTATGGCGCGTCAGGACTGCCATACAAATCAAGGGCGAGTCCAATGTGCAGAAGCAATCGAAATCGTGCGGGGGATGATGCAGGCTGAGCCTGTGGCGTGGCAAGAGCGTGCATCACGCAATGTGAACCCACAAGGCGTGATTACATCGTGGTCTGGCTGGTATGACTGCCGCTCCCCTGTACATGGTTACGTCAAGCCTGATAACCCACGAATGGAAACCACTTATGAGTGGCGTCCATTGTTCGCAGCACCGCAAGCAGTGCCAGCAGGATGGTTGCCTATTGAGAGTGCGCCGAAGGATGGGAAACGTATTCTGTTGGCAATTGACCATGGGCAGTACGGCGGAAAAGTTTGGACTGGATTGTGGGCAAATAGATGGTTCGTCAGCTACGGAATGGCGTCAACAGAGCCAACCCACTGGATGCCACTACTAGCAGCGCCAAAGGGAGGGGTATGAACGTCATATCTTTAGCAGACGCACGTAAAGAGCGCGAACCACATATCTCTGGTGAGGCATTTTGCCTTGGGTGCAAACATCACTGGACAGGCGTATGGCCTATGGGAGCAGTTGAACTTGAGTGCCCTGAGTGCAAACGGATGATGGGCCGCAGTACCTATGAGGTAAGCCCACACCCAGACTCTCTGGTGTACGAATGCCATTGCAGCAGCCAACTGTTCTATGTTTTAGAAGGCCGCATTCAATGCCCAAATTGCGGGCAGCAAACCGGATGCAGCGATATACCTTGGAGATTGAAATGAACACAGTAGAGACACACTTCTGGCGCTGGCCGATGAGTATGCTGGGGAATCTAAAGAGTGTAACGATGATAGAGCAGATGCAGCCAGAGCAAAACTCCACGCAGCACTGACGGAAGCACTTGAGCAGCCAGTACGTGAGCCACGCCATCTACGCTATTTCCTGCAATCGCTGCAAGCCGGAGAAATGTCTGTGTCTCGCGCAATAGAGATTTTGGAGGCATGGCAGAACGGGACATACAGCGATGACATGGTTCCACCTCCACCAGCAGACAGCACATTGATGACTGACGACGAATTCCCACTTGAGATTGTGCGGCACCTTAAAGCCATCATCAGGGATAAATCAGCAAAAATTGTCGATTTAATAGAGAAACGGGCGCACATCAATCAATCTAGTTTAAACAAAATCAGTCGTGACATTTACGAGCTGGAAAAGGCTACCGTGCAAATGGCCAACGGAGGAGTATATGGAGAAGCCGATACAAGACATGAAATAAGATCCAGAATACTCTTTGAGCTGGAGACGTTAGTTAAAGCTGGAGAAACTCAGTGAATAATCACAAACATCCGCGTGTCACCATCCCAGTGCACCCGGACTTCATCTCCATCCAGTCCATGCTTCAGCGTGACACCGGTATCAAAATGACTTACGGCCAGGTTGTGAACTACTTGGTTCACTTCTACAGGACTAACCCTAAACCAGCAGCTACATCTTGGAGAGATAATCCTCAAGCTGTAAACAAATAAGTGTTTACAAGCCGGCAGTTTGTAGATATAATCAAACCTTGTTCAACAAGCTGAGGATCAAAATCATGGCAACAGAAAAAGCTAAACCGACGTACAAATTCCCAAAGACCATTGGCGAGTGCGCAGACAAACTGTACGAACTCAAAGCCAAGCGTCTTGCAGGCCAAAAACTGGTAGACGAAGTAGAGGCTGAGGAGAAAGCTCTGAAGGCTCACATCATTAACACACTGCCCAAGTCTGAAGCGTCCGGTGTTGCAGGCAAGATTGCTCGCGTGACTATTGTGACTCGTGACGAGCCACAGATCAGCAACGCCGATGATTTTCACAAGTACATCACCAAGACCAAACGCTGGGATCTGATGCAAAACCGCCTATCACCTGCAGGCATCAAAGAGATGTGGGAAGCCGGTAAAGAAATTCCCGGTGTGAGCCGCTTCAACGTTGTTACACTGTCCCTGAACAAGGTATAGTCGCAACCTCGGCACCTCAGCGATTCTGAGGTTGACATCCTGGAAAGCCTGGAACTAAGTACTAACCACTAACTTCTAAGGAACCTTAAATGGCCACCGCAAAGAAACCAACACCAAGCACTTCTCGTGCAGTCGCTAACTGGGACGAGGAACTTGCTAAGCAAGCGGCCGCAGCAGCACAAACCGAAGCCAGCACGGCGACCGGTAACTTCTTCAGTCTCAAGGGCGGCATTCTCGCTTGGAACGACTCTCCAATGAAGAACAACGAGATGGCAGTCATCATCCTTGACTCCGTCTTGGAAAACGTGCATTACGGTTCTGACTACGATCCTGATGAACCCAAAGGTCCTCTGTGCTTCGCCTTCGGTCGCGAAGAAAAGGACATGGCACCGCACGAGTCCGTCATGGAAGCTGGTACAAACCCCTCTGACACATGCCACGGTTGCGCAATGAACGAGTTTGGCTCTGCTGACAAGGGCAAGGGCAAAGCATGCCGCAACATCCGCCGCCTCGGTCTGATCCCAGCCGGTACGTTTGACAAGTCCGGTGAGTTCACGCCTGAAGAAGACGAAGATGCTTACACTGAAGCCCAACTGGGTTTCTTGAAGCTCCCAGTCACTTCGGTCAAGGGCTACGCTGCGTACGTCAAGACATTGGCGGCATCCATGAAGCGTCCTCCTCTGGGTGTCTTCACCAAGATCAAGGTCGTGCCTGATGCCAACTCCCAGTTCAAGGTCACCTTTGAAGCCCTGGGCTTGGTGCCAAACGAATTGATGAAGGCCATCATGGATCGCAAACCTGAAGCCGTGAGCACCATCGAGTCACCATACAAACTGGGTGAACTTGAAGAGAAGCCAGTCAAAGGTCCTGCTTCTCGCAAAGGCGCAACACCAGCAAAGCCTGCTGCCAAGCGCAAGTACTGATTACCTCCCTGAAGGAGCGCATGCTGTGATCACACGCAGGCTCCTTTTTCACACCCTGGGTCTTCGGGCTCAGGGTCTTTTGATGAGGTTGTTGGTATCCAGAGATCAGTGGTGCATCTGGGCAGACTGGGTGACGCGCAACCAATGACGGCTTAGTGCTAGCGACCTCTTCAAAAGACGGAGAACTCATGGAACATAAAGACCCAGTACTAAGAACGTGGAAGGGGCTCAATGAGCACCTCCAAAACAATCTTCTCTGCAACGAGAAAGAGTGCGACCGGCTGATTAAGCTGGAGCAAAAGGGGCCGCGCAAAAGCAAGGTCATCATGCTTCGCATTCACGCACGCCTCAACTACCTGCGCGCTCACCGTGAACGTGAGGAGATTCGTGCGCTATGAAAGTCCCAAAGCCACCAACAGTCGACTTTGAGACCATAGGCATCGAAGATCGTCCACTGTATCCACCAGCACCTGTGGGAGTGTCCATCAAGTATCCAGGCAAGAAGGCCAAGTACTACGCATGGGGCCACGTAACAGGAAACAACTGCTCGTGGGGTGAAGCCAAGAAGGCGCTTGACAAGGCGTGGGCTTCTAAGGACGGCGTGCTGTTCCAGAATGGCAAGTTCGACGTAGACGTTGCTGAAAAGCACATGGGCATGCCTGAGTTGCCATGGGACAAAGTACACGATACCCTGTTTCTGTTGTTCCTAGATGATCCTAATCAGTCAGAGCTAGGTCTGAAACCGTCTGCGACTCGGCTCTTAGGCATTGCCCCTGACGAGCAGGACGCCGTTGGCGAGTGGCTGATTGCTAACCAACCAATTCCAAATGTCAAAATCTCAAGATCCAAGGCTTCAGACCACTACTTCGGACGATACATCGCCTTTGCTCCTGGCGGTCTTGTTGGAGAATATGCAGACGGCGATACTGAACGAACAGAAGCGATTTTTGAGCTACTCTACCCAAAGACCGTTGAGCGTGACATGCTCGGGGCATATAACCGTGAACGGGAGCTCTCAAGAATTCTGCTTGAGATCGAACGTCTCGGTATCAGGGTCGATTTGGGTAGATTACGTGAAGACGTTTCCATCTATGTCGAGTGGCAGTCTAGAGTCGACGCTTGGATCATCAAAGAGCTGAAGGCCCCGGCTGACATCAACCTGAACTCTGGCGAGCAGCTGATTGCTGCAATGATAGCTGCTAAGAAGGTAGATGAAGACATCATGCCACGGACACCCACAGGCAAGTTCCAAACCAACAAGGATGCTCTGCTGGTCGGCGTGTCGGATAAAGTTCTGCTGGCTATGCTGAAGTACCGCGCCGGCCTCAAGACGTGCGTCGGAACCTTTATGGGTCCGTGGTTGGCCATGGCAGAAATGTCTAACGGCTACATTTACACCCAGTGGAACCAGACGAAGTCTGCTGAGGGCGCAGGCTCAGTTGGAGCGCGCACAGGTCGTCTGTCAGCTACCTGGTTCATGAACATGCCAAAGGACTTCGATCCGCTATGGCAGCATCAGGACAAGAACAAGCCTAAGTGCCCGTTGAAAGGCATTCCAGATCTGCCTCAGTGCCGCGGGTACGTGATCCCGTACTTTGATGACCACGTACTGATTGACCGAGATTACTCGCAGCAGGAACCTCGAATCCTCGCTCATTTTGACGGCGGCGAGTTGATGGACAAGTACAACGCCGACCCTTGGATTGACTTCCACGACTACGCTAAAGCAGAGCTTGCAAAGATGGGCAAGTTCTATGAGCGTAAGCCAGTGAAGAATACCAACTTGGGTCTCATTTACGGCATGGGTGCTGCTAAGCTGGCTGAGCGAAACAACATGTCCGTGGTGGAAGCCGGTGAACTTAAGAAGGCTATTCTGCTGCTGTACCCAGGACTGAAAGACATGTACGCCGATGCTAAGAGCAGGGCCAAGAACAATCTTCCAGTCCGTACATGGGGTGGGCGTGAGTACTACTGCGAAGCTCCTAAGATGATCAACGGTCGCATGATGGAGTTCAGCTACAAGCTGCCAAACGCCTTGATTCAAGGATCTGCTGCTGATTGCACCAAGACAGCCATCATCAGATACTGGCGCGCTAAGAAGCCTGGTGAGTATTTGCTGCTGAACGTTCACGACCAGATCACGTGCTCAGTGCCTAAAAAGACCATCAAAGTTAGCATGGAGAGCTTGCGCGTTGCTATGGAAGGCGTTGAGTTTGACGTCCCCATGCTGAGCGAAGGCTCTTGGTCAGACAAGTCATGGGCCGATCTAATTGATTTCGACAAGAAAGGAAAAGTCCTATATGGCAACTGACCAATACACTGAGGCCGCACTTGCGTCAAGAAGGGAGGCGTCTAGGAAGTTTAGGGAAAAGAACCCCACTTACTACGCAGATAGAATGCGCGAGTCCAAGGCTAAAGATCCGGTAGGATTTGCCCTAAGAGTTAGACGAAATGCTTTGAAATTCTCATACGGTATCACTACTGAGGATTACGAACGCATGCTAAAGAGCCAAAAGGGCAAATGTGCAATCTGTAAGTCAACAGACAAAGGCCAGACTGGAAAGGGGTTCTTTTGCGTAGATCATGACCACAAAACCGGCAAAATAAGAGGGCTTCTTTGTCACCGATGTAACAGAGGCCTAGGCTTGCTAAGCGACTCATTGAAAAACGTAGAACGAGCAGTTAAATATCTTAAAGGAGAATTATCTTGGTCACCAAACAAATTAAAGCTGTAACCAGCTGGTCTTTTAGCAAGTACTCCCTATATAGAAAATGCCCGCTGGCCTTCAAACTTTCTGCGCTAGACAAGATCAACGAACCGACAAACGATGCTATGCAGCGTGGGGCTCACATCCACGTGCTTGCTGAGCAGTACCTCAAAGGCATGGTTGTCAAGCTGCCCGTAGAACTGAAGCTGTTTGCGGACGAGTTCAAGAAGCTGCGGCTCCTCTACAAGAAGCGCGCTGTGGGTATCACGGTTGAAGACAACTGGGCGTTCACCAACACGTGGGACCGCACTGAGTGGAACAACTGGATCAAGTGCTGGTGCCGCATTAAACTCGATGCCGCCCACCAAGAGGGCGATGACACCATGGTCATCACTGATTGGAAGACTGGCAAGATGCGTGACGAACTGCATGAAGAGTACCTCGAGCAGTTGCAGCTGTACGCGCTGGCGGCTATGCTCCTGCATGAGCACGTCCAGTTCGTGAAGCCGCGCTTGGTCTACTTGGACCAGGGCATGATCTACCCAGCTCCTGATGACCCGATCGTCTATGACCGCTCAGACATTCCCAGGCTCAAGAAGCTGTGGGAGAAGCGCGTCAAGCCCATGTTTGTAGACAAGACATTCCCACCGCGTGCTAATGACAAATGCCGCTGGTGCTTCTACGGGCAGAGCGGTAAGGCCAAAGGCGGACCTGGACTATGCAAGTACTGAGTCTTGAAGACATCATGGTCTGGCCAGATGGTACGTGGTGCTATCGCGAAGACTTAAGAGACATGACTCACATGAGCGATGATTACACAGTGCTGATATTTGACAGCGCTGACTGGCATGTATTTGACAAGGAATAAACATGAAACACATAATGGTTGACTTGGAAACTATGGGCACCGTCCCAGGTTCGGTGGTACTTAGTATTGGTGCCGTTTACTTTGGTGAGGACGGACTCGGCGAAGAGTTCTATCATGTCATCAGCCGCAGTCACAGCGAAGAGATGGGGCTCAAAGAGAGCGAGAGCACTCAGCAATGGTGGTCTAAGCAAAGCGCTGAGGCGCGTAAAGTTGTTGATGCGTCCATGGCTGAAGACGCACCATCGCTGCATGACGCATTGAATGCCTTCACCAAATTTGTCAAGAAGGATACCAACGTCAAGGTCTGGGGCAACGGTGCCGACTTCGACAACCCTCTGTTGGCCTGCTGCTACGACGTGGCTGAGCTCAAGCAAGCGTGGATCGCGTGGAACGGTCGCTGCTACCGCACCCTGAAGAACATCGCCCCAGGACCTAAGCTGGTCCGTGTTGGTACTTACCACAATGCTCTTGACGACGCTAAGTCTCAGGCACTGCACGCCATCGAGCTGTTCAAGCTGCATCCGACTTTAGTGATGGCGTAATGCGCGACCTTGAGGTAGACGAAGAAGCCAAGTTCGTAAGAGAGGCTTGGAAGCGCTGGAGCCTCAAGGTCAGTAAACTTCAGATATTGGGCGATACTGGATACCCGGATAGAATTATCTGGATGCCTGGAGGTCGCCCAATTCTATTTGAGTTCAAGCGTGAAGGCTACAAGCCTGAGCCCAAGCAGGCTGTAATACATAAAGAGCTCACTCGCCTAGGTTATCAAGTAGAGGTACATACAAATGCAGACGATGCCATAGCCTCCCTATCTAAAACAGTGTTAGAATTGATTAGATCCAAATAGGGAAGACTATGGCTAGAACACAGGATGACATCAACGACTTCTTGGTATTTCAACTTTTGACAAACTACGAAGTTGTGGGTGGTTGCTGGATGTGGTCTGGCAGTGTATCCTGGAACGGATATGGAATGCTGTCAAGGCATTTACAACGGGCTTCGTACCATAGAAGAGCTAACATAGCGTCATACCAATTGCACGTAGGGAAAGTCCCAACCGGGCTTTTTGTCTGCCACACGTGTGATAATAAGGGTTGCATCAATCCTGATCATTTATGGTTGGGAACAAATAAAGAGAATCAGCTAGACGCCTCTATGAAGGGGATTTGGAAATCTGTATGGACTCCTGAAAAACGGGAGAGGATGAGTCAACGAGTGTCAGGAAAGGGAAACCCTATGTACGGCAGGGCCAAAGAAGACGCGCCAGGCTATGGAAGAACTGGAACCAAACATCCAATGTTTGGTAAACATCATACTGAAGAAGCAAAAGCAAAAATTTCTGCTGGCGTTCTTCTGTCAAGGAAATAACATGGAGATGACCCTGTTCAGGGTCGAGAAACCCCGGCTTTGGGAACCTCACCAGTACCAACGCAAGGCAATCAAGTTCCTACTGGAGCATGGTTCAGCCGGGTTATTTCTCGACCCTGGTTAGTGAAGGTTTAGGAAAAACCTCTATAACATTAGCCGCTATAAAACTGCTACTAAAGGCCGGCAAAGAAGACAAGGTCTTGATTGTTGCGCCACTGCGTGTTGCCCATGCAACATGGCCAGGCGAAGCTGCTAAGTGGTTGGATTTTGCAGGCTTGCGTATCGTGGTTCTGCACGGTCCCCACAAGGATAAGCTGCTGGAGCAGGAAGCTGACATCTACGTCATCAATCCAGGTGGACTTGAATGGCTGCTAGGAGTCACCAAAGTCAAGTCACCGCGGACAGGCAAGAACGCCGTCTCAGTTGACCTGAAGCGGTTCAAAAAACTAGGGTTTGGTACTCTGGTCATTGATGAGCTGACTGCATTCAAGAACCATCAGTCTGATAGGTTCAAGGCCATGAAGCAGGTCATCAATACATTCCGTCGCCGCTGGGGTTTGACGGGGTCACCAGCCGCCAACGGCCTTCTGCAATTGTTTGGACAGATGTACATGCTAGACCAGGGCAATGCGCTTGGCCAGTATATTACCCACTACCAGAAAACTTACTTCACACAGGCCTACAACGGATTTGGGTGGGATATAAAGCCAGGATCCGAGGACCTCATCTACAAGAAGCTGAACCCGCTGGTCCTGCGTATGGCGGCAGAAGACTATCTAGAAATGCCTCAGTTGATAGAGAACATCGTCAGGGTCAAGATGCCAGACGCCGCTCTAGCAGCTTATCTCAGCGTTGAGGATGACCTCGTAGCCGAGATCGAGCAGGGGTCCGTTGTTGCCAAGAACAGCGGTGTGGCCATGGGCAAATGCCGTCAGATGGCTTCGGGGGCTGTGTTCTTGACACCTGAGGTTGAAGGTCTGTTCAAGCCATCAAAGACCAAGCGCGAGTGGGCAGAATTGCACACCGAGAAGATAGAGGCACTGGAAGTGATCATCGAGGAGCTGCAAGGGTCTCCGCTGCTGGTGGCGTACGAGTTCAGCCACGAAGCTGAGCGCCTGCGCAAAGCATTCCCAACCGCGGTCTTTGCTGGCGACTATGCTGCCAAGGACTTCAAGAAGTTGGAAGACAAGTGGAACAGTGGTGTAATCCCAGTTTTGTTTGCGCAGGCGCAGAGTCTTAGCCACGGTTTGAACCTCCAAGAAGCTGGGCACAACGTGGCTTGGTTTACTCTAACGTGGGACGGTGAGGTCTACGACCAGTTCATCAGACGCGTCCTCAGGCAGGGCAACAAGAGCAAACGCGTCATCGTACACGTTCTTTTGTGCGACAACACTGTGGACCTATATGTGTGGAATAGCTTGACTGCTAAGGGCAAAACACAGAATGCGTTATTTGATGGGCTCAAGCAACTTGCAAAATCACGCCGCCAAAAATCATAATCACATAATGATCATGATACAATACATCATCGAAACTGCTGAGGATCATTAAATGTCATATCCATCTGTTTGTGCAGACCGCCAACGACGCACGTGCCTAGCGCTAAGTGGCGGTTCCACTGTAGAATTCATTCCCCTGAGCATTGAGAACGGTTTCAATATCGAACACATGCCCAGTAAAGCATTCGTTGAGCTGTACCAACCGCTTGACGATTACCCGGTGGAACGTTGTGCTCAGCTGTACGCTCAGTATGCACGGACTGTCGGGGCATCACCGGAGGCCATGGAAGCACTTGGCCGCCTTACTAAACTGTCCCAAAAGGAAATAGAAATGGCTACAGCCAAAAAGGCGTCCACTGCCAAAGTGGAAAAAGCAACCAAAGACGTCCCAGCTGAAAAGCCGGCAAAGGCGGTCAAGACCCCAAAGGTCGCGGCCGAAAAGCCTGCCAAAGCTGAAAAGAAAGGTCCGTCTGCCGCTCAAATGTTCAAAGACCTCATCATGGCTGGCAATCTGTCTGATCAGAAGATCTTTGAAAAGGTGCAAGCTGCTCACGGTCTGGACGACAAAAAGTTCAGCTACGTGGCATGGTACCGCAACGACTTGACCAAGAAGGGCGCGAACCCTCCTGCTGCCAAGGCCGTCAAAGGCGCCAAGTAATTGGGCGTAAGCCTGTTTCGTCAACCAATTTGCTGAGGATCCAAGAACATCATGGCTACTACTCGTAAAGAAAAGAACCGCGACGATCGCGACTACGACACGACCCAACTCCACGCCAACGGTCACGGAAAGACTTTGGGCCGCGACTACTCAGGTCACTTTTTTCGCTGGAGCTTTGCCCGCCGCTTCATTACCACTAAGGACCGCGTCCTTGAAATCGGTTGCGGTGAAGACAAACCGTTGAGCAAGATCCTGACCGGTGGTGCTGCGCCTCATGTGTTGCACTACACCGGTGTTGACCTCAACAAGCTGAAGCCGTCTGCTGCGGCCAAGCTCCAGTTCCATGGCGAGTTCAACTTTGTTGAGCGCTACAAGGAACTTCTCAAGGGCGACAACGCCGGCGGCTTTGACATTGTTGTTCACTACGAAGTGATCGAGCACATGCGCGTAGAGCACGGTGCAAAGATGTTGAAGGCTTGCTTTGCGTCTCTGAAACCAGGCGGCATTATGTTGATGTCCACTCCGTGCTATGACGGCGTGCGCCATGCCGCAAACCACATCCATGAGTATGAAATTCCTGAGTTGCAAAAAGCGACGGAAAAGGCCGGCTTCAAAATTGAGAAGCGTTACGGTGTCTTCATGGACATCAAACACATTGGTAAAGCTGAGACTGACCGCGCCAACAAATCAGCCATTGCAGAAGTCAAAAAGGCTTTGTCTGAGTACTACGACAATGATGCGATTTCCTGCATCTTTGCTCCTCTATACCCAGACGAAGCCCGTAACAACCTGTGGATTTGCCGGAAACCAGCATGATCAAAGCAATCATCTCATTCATCAAACGTAAATTCGTCTATGACGAGATGGAAGACGTACGCGCCTTCTACGAGAAGTTCAAGCAACCAGTGGGCCAACGCCCATCGGCAATGTTTTGCACTGTCGACCGTGGATATGAGCGCGTACGCTTCATGCAGGAAGAGCTCGACGAATTCAAAGTCGGTCTCCAACGCCACAATGCCGCTCTGATGGCTGATGCCCTCATTGATCTGGTCTACGTTGCCAAAGGAACGGCCATCGAAATGGGCCTCCCATGGGAAGAGCTTTGGATGGATGTGCAGCGAGCCAACATGGCAAAGGTTGTCGGTCGTACGCACCGCAACATCGGCATTGATGTCGCTAAGCCTCCGGGCTGGGTCGGTCCCAAGACCGATGAAATCCTGAACGCTCACTGCAAGGATCAATAATGGCCACGCCTAAATCTATAGTGGCGGCACCGACCGCCGCATCTAGGCTTTCCACTGTCGAGATGCTCCAAGAGCTCTCGATTCGTGGTGGCCATCCAGGCGCTCTCGCTGACGCGGCTCTGCTGTGCGCAAAGAAGTCTGCCGATTACAACCATGGTGCGTCTCAGAACCTGCACACGATTGACCGCACAGGCTACTTCCCATTTGGTGCAGTGAGCTATGCTCAAATGCTCCATACGAAGTCTGAGCGCTTTGTGTCGATCACCCGCAAGGTTGCTGAGGGCAAGGACGTCAACTTCGAAGGGCTGAACGATACCGCGTTGGACATCATCAACTACGCAGGCTTCTTCTTGGCGGATACAAGGAGCAAAGCATGAACATGAATATAGCTTGGTTGAATACGCTGTCTGAGTTGTTCATGCATGGGACGTTGGTGAGTCCGCGAAACCACGACACCCTGGAGGTACCTCAACACACGACCATTGTGGACATGAGGCACCCAGTCTTGACTATCCGCGAGCGCAAACTCAGTTACCGGTTCTTGGCAGCTGAAGCCTACTGGATTCTCAGCGGTGACGACACCGTTGCGGGCATCAGTCCTTGGAACAAGCATATCGCCAACTTCAGTGACGACGGCACGACGTTCTTTGGCGCCTACGGCCCAAAGGTTATCGGGCAACTGGACTACGTGGTGCGAAAGTTGCACGAAGATCCAGATACTCGCCAGGCTGGATTGACAATTTGGCGTGAGAATCCACCTCAGACAAAGGACGTGCCGTGCACCGTGTCGATCTTCGCGTCGATGCGTGATGGCAAGCTGAACATGCACGTGTTCATGCGTTCGTCTGACGTTTGGCTCGGTCTTCCGTACGACGTGTTTAACTTCAGCATGCTGGCCCACTTGATCTGTGCACGCCTTTTGCAGAAGCATGAGCGGGCAGTGCAACCAGGAACATTGTTCTTGACCGCGGCTTCTTGCCATCTGTATGACAAGAATTGGAAAGAGGCCAAGACCCTACTGAGTGAGACCGATGGCCGGCTCATGCCTCGCATAGCATTGACTCCTAGTCACCTCTATACCGACGAGGAAGCCTTGATGAGGCGTCTTAAACTCCTACGTGAATCCAGTCCTGGTGACGCGTATCGGTGGTGGGAAGCAACCGGTGTTGGAGCTACGGATGCGGCCTGATCGCCACTCATGGGCAATGGCCATGGCGGTGGTGACAGCCCAGCGCGCCACCTGCATCCGCCGCAAGGTTGGTGCAGTGTTGGTAAACGGTCGCGGCCACGTGCTTGCTACCGGCTACAATGGGGTCGCTTCTGGGCAGCCTCACTGCAACCATCATGACATGTTTCATCCAATAGGGTTTCCGCACGCCTGCTCCGGGGCTCACTCTCCTAGTGGTGCGAACCTTGACGGGTGCCAATCGATACACGCCGAGCAGAATGCTCTGCTTCAGTGTAAAGACGTCTATTCCATAGACACCGCGTACGTGACAGCAAGCCCTTGCATGACGTGTACTAAACTGCTGCTGAACACATCGTGCCAAACGATCATGTTCTTAGAGGAATATCCTCACTCCGAAGCCAGGGCTCTGTGGGAGAGCTCAGGCCGCAAGTGGATGAAATTGGATTTCAAATACACATTTGCAGCGGATGGAAGTGCATTATAATCAATGCATGATCATTTATAACCCACCATCACCAGTCGAAGGCGCGCCTAACTTATCAAAAGGTAAGGCCGTCTTCGATGTCACACGCAATATTGTATCGGACATCATCCTGACGTCCAAATACGCTGAAGATCAAGCAATTTTAGACCTGATGGAGATCCATGATTCAAGCTATGTTCACGACGTGTTTCTCGGGACTAAGCCCAATGGTTATGGAATCGACAATCCGAAGGTCAACGACCACTCAGCTCACTCATGCGTCATCATGCGCGACGCGGCTATTACAGCATTGGCAGCAGCTCACGCAGGTATCCCAAGCCCAGTGTTTGCTCCAGTATCAGGATTCCATCATTCTGGGTATGCTTACGGTGGTGGTTATTGCACTTTTAATGGACTAGTACTAGCTGCTGACGCCGTCCGCAAAAAGATTATCGGTGCCAATGTCCTTATCATTGACGGCGATGGCCACTGGGGTGACGGTACTGATGACCTTATCACAATAGGTGGGCGCGATTGGCTGCATCAGTGCTCGCTTGACAAAGGATCTACAGGAGGTGACGCAGGAAAGTCTTTCGCCGCTCTGCGCCACGCTCTAGGTCTTAAGCAGTGGGACGCGGTGCTCTATCAAGCAGGCGCCGATTCACATGAGGATGACCCGTACATGGCCGGGTATCTTAACGATGACGAGTGGAAGTACCGTGATGAGATCATCTTCAAATACTGCTTCGACAACGAAGTACCTTGCGTCTTCAACCTAGCCGGAGGCTACAACGGGACCAAGACTATTTTGCTCCACACGAGCACTGTGTCAACGGCCCGGCGTGTGTATGGTGAGTCGTCACGGAACCTCCTTTAGCGCGAGCAAGTGCTTTGACTATTGGAGTTCCCATGAGGTCTCCCATGTCTAATCCAGGATCCTGCACGTAGCTGTTAGTGATAGCAGCACGGCGCAGAGAATCCTGGCCCACTGGTATGGGTTGGGAGATTCCCTTGGACAGATCGTTGATGATAGATTGAGCGGCCGGGAAATCCATGTTGACCGACGGCTTGTCAAGCCCAAACATTCTAGCTCGGCCTAAGGCTTTGGTTAAAAGCTCATGGCGCAGCAAAGAGTTTTCATTCATCGATCGCATGTCTTCTGGCATCTCGGCTTCCATGGCCTTGCTGAAGTCCAACGTACCGTGCTCTTCCTTACCCAGCTTCAGAAGGTCACGTAGTTTCTCATTGGTGCGCTGAGCTAGAAGAGCATTGTAGGCCCCTATCTGACCCTGAGTATCCATCCCAAGCATGGTCGCGTGGTTGCCAGATGTTCCCCAGCTGTTGTCCAGCTGAGCCGCATCATTCTGGATTCTATTGAGCATCGCGGGACCGTACTTCTCAAGAGCCTGTGCCTGATACACGCCACGCTTTTGAGCATTGGCCTCAGTTAAGCCTACAGTGCGCGCACCGGTTCCTGGATGGGCCATGATCCAATCAGTAAACAATGGATACAGCGTTTTAGCGGTGCCTGAACCTTTGTCTGCTCCCATCATGTCCATTTCCCAGAATGGCAATTCCGGGTTTAAGCGACCGGCTTCTGAGAACTTCAGCTTCTCTTCGCGGGATAGGTATCCCCACGGTGGAGGTGCGTTCTTTGAGATGTAGGATCTGATCTCGTTCGGTGTCTCTCCAGTGTTTCCTATGGAGGCTCCTGATGGTCGATGTAGTAAACCACCATCATATTCTAGGCGGAGATCTCCCTGTCCAAGTCCGTGCTTCCGCTCAAGTTCGCGCATGATGCGCACGTCATCACCAGATTGAGGGACCACCTTGCTAGTAGCAAAGTACTCAGGGTCATGTGTCAGCCCTTTGTAGAAGGAGCCTAGGCGGTCAAATAGCACTTCGTGGTTGCCGCCCCACTTGCTGCCGACATCTTCATAGGCCCGTGACAAAGCACCGGCTAAATTCTTGAATAAAGTGGTCTTGCTCATTGCTCGCGGTCTCCCATGTCACGTTGCTGGGCTATAGCCGCTGCTACACCTGGGGATGTCTGCAGAATTCTAGTCAAGTCTGCCAGAGCACCGCGAGGCTCGTTCAATTGACTGAGTCCTATGCGCTTGTTGAGTGACCCGCGGCCTGCTGCTGCGGCACCCATGACAGCTAGGGGCAGGACCGAGGCCTTGGCAACCTTTGTCAGGACGCCATCATCCTCGTTGTGACCTTGGCCAGATGCGATGATAGCACCTTCACCTAAGCCCGTGGCAATGTACGGAGCCGCTGTCTTGGCGAACTTCTTACCTTGCTGCCACAGACTCTGTTTGCCGGTGTTGGCGTCCATTCCCATGAACGTTGCACCGAACCTAGCGAGGTCCTGTAGTGTTGGATCGCCTTGATCAAACGTCATGCCTGGAGTGCGCTGCAGCTTACGGGCAACAGTCGTTGGGTTGAAGTCTGCGCTGATGTCAGCAGGTGCCAAACCTTCTAACGTCTTCATGTTGCGGAACTGACGGTTGGCTTGGCGGAAAGCGTGTTGCTGCCACTGTGGGATGGAAGGCATAGCCTGGTTTTCCAGGGCTCCGATCAGTTGATGATAGGCATCAGCCGCCTCGTGGTCGGGTGCACCAGTCATGACGTTGTTGCTGATGCCAGACTTGCGAGCACGCGACGCGCCAGCGGCATAGTCCCGTAGGTAATTCTGGAATTGACGACCTGTCAATGTCCCGCTGTTGTTAGCATGAGCAATAGCCATGTCGATAGTGTTCAGCAACTCAGTGTCTGGCGTGCTCATCGGCTTAGCGCCAAGATAGTTTCTGCGAATGTCTTGGAGACCCTGCACGAAGTTACTTGGGGATGCTGGTCCGTTGGACGTAATGCCGTTGGCAGGTGCAGGACCTGATTGAGTATTCAGATGAATGACGCGGCCGTTGAGGATGGAGTCATATACATCACTTAAGCGCTGGCGGCTATCTGCCAAAGCACCAGGAATATCGCTGGACGACGATCCATGAGTAGAGTTCATTGCCCGTGTCAGAGCTTCTGACTGAGCATCAGCCTTGCCCTTAGGCAGGGTCGAGCCTGGGTTATCCAACTGCTGTGGATATACTGGAACGTCCTCAATGACTGCGCGAGCAACGGCTTGGCGCTCGGTCGGTGTTGCAGTTGCGTTGAAGCTCTTACGGAGCAGAGGACCCAGGTTAGCACGGTCACCAAGCCAGTTGATAGCTGGGCGCGCAACGCGTCCAATCAATTCACCGCCTTTATCCATGACAGGCCCAAGAGCAGCGCTCACAGCAGCATTGGTGGCACGTTCACCAGGTGCCGTGGTTGGAGTCAGCGTAGACAAAGCACCGGCCGTCGCAGCCACGGGCAAATACCTAGCGGCCGCGGCTCGCGCTATCGGATTGGTCATGGCCGATGCAATCGGTGCGGCACCGGCTCCGGCAAACTTGGATACTACGCCACCTGGTATTGCAAGTGATGCAGCACCGGCACCGACGTATCCGACGTTACCGCCAACAGTGTCCATCAGAGGAGCATCAAGGATCTTGCGCTCACGTTCGCCTTCGTAATCTTGTGGAAGTATGTCCTTGCCGCTAAGAGCCTGCGTTATTGGGTTTGCAACGTTGGCTGCAATCTGACGGATGCCAGACCCGGTGTCGGAGAAGAACTTGCCAACGCCTTCAAGAGCGTTCTGGCCAAAGCTGCTGCCGCTTGTGGGGTCCAGCATGGGATCCTTTTTACGGGCAGAGGCCAAGAAAGCAGCCTTGTCGTCGTCGGTAAGGTCGTCTAAACTGACCCCAGGAGGCAAGGTAGGAACATCAGAGGAGACCTGAGATGAGCTAGGAGCCGCGTCCTTATAAGGATTGCGGCTAACATGAGAAGAGACGCGCTGAGCGTAAGCCTTGGTCACCGGGGAACCGTCGAAATTGCCGGTTGCAGGCTTAGAAGATGGTCCTGCATGGTACGCGGCTGCGATGACCATAGGGTCTGTGGTGCCGAGCTTCTTGGAGATTTGAGCCAAGTACTTAGCGCCACCCATGATGGATTGCATAGGATCTGTGGGGTCTTCGACTCCCATCTCCTTCTGAGTCGACGGGATCGTCTGCATGACACCGCGCGCTTTGGCAGAACTCACGGACTTGGATCCAGAGCGTTCGCCGGCGTTCTTGATGGCCAATACCACGCTTGGGTCAATACCGTGCTCTTTGGCCATGCGCACCGCGTAGTCATCTAGCAGTGGGTGGTTGTACGGCAGTGAAGTCCTGTCTTCTGGAGCCAGGTCCTCCAATCTCAGGGCTACGTCTGTCATGGCTATCCTATTGTGTAATTTGACCGCTGACACCACGGCGTTTAGCAGGACGTGGCACGCCGTTCTCGATCACGTATGGAACGCCGGTGGGACCAACGCGCGTGCCCTTCTCGTAATCCTCAAGCCTGACCTGAGGCTTTGCGGGCGCCGGCTGAGCGGCTGGTTGTGGCGCCGGTGGAGTCACTGCGGTGGGTTGAGCAGGATTTGGAACAGCCTGGTTCTTGGTTCCTGCAGGAACGTCTGTCTGACCGTAACGTGGGTCCTTGCCGCCGCCACCAATCAGCTGAGTAGACTCGTTGACTTGCCATGGGATCTCAAATGCTGGCACGGAAAGATTGTCACCATGCTTAGCCGCGTGATCACCCCAAGCCTTTAGTTTGTTAGTGACGCTGGCTGCGCGACCACGCGTGAAGTCCATGAACTTCTGGAACGCAGCCGGGTCAGATGCCGAGCTCAACATGGCGCGATTCAATGCAGTGAACTCCTGTTGGCCGATGCGGCCCTGACCTTCAAGCGACGACTTCAGCTGAGCCAGAGTTTCCTGTGTCTTCAAGCTCTCAGCAAACTGCAAAGCTGCCTGAGGATTTGCATCAGCCTTATCACCTTTGGATCCCATCAGACTTGTCACATAGTCATTTATAGTCTTGGTAGCAACGTTGGGGAAGCGAGTTGCCAAGTCCTTAGTGGCAGCAGCAACTCCGCCAATGTTGGCAGCATACTTACCAGGGTTGAACGTGTTCAAGCTAGATTGGATTGCATTGCCGCGCTGCAGAATATCATTGTAAGACGAAACAGCTCCAGTGAGGTCATCAGTGTACTTGCCAGGATCTTGGCGGTACATTTTGTCGATCTCAACCGATGTCTTGGTAGGGTTTGCACCGTGTCCGCCTTGACCTTCTGTTCCAACCGTACCTGTGACGGCATTGGTTGGGGTGATCTGACCGGCAGCGTTGGTGTTGAACTTGGTGACGCCAGCCTCTGCAGGAGCGGCGGAGACTCGCAACTGTTGCAGATAGTCACCGATCTTAGAACCGTCTTCACCAGCGCCACGATGCAAAGCCATATGATGTGGGAACATCTCTTGCTGTCCCATGCCAAACATGGCGCCGACATCGTCGATACGCTTATGAGCCTCTTGAATAGACGGCGTCTTGCCGTCTGCCTGCATGCCGTAGAGGGCAGAGTTGATCAGAGGAGTGGTCTTCTCCATACGATCCTGAGCGAACTTCGCATAGCCAAGCTCGTTGGCACGTTGGGCCGTGATCGACTGCATGATCATCGGGATGTAAGCTGCACGCAGCTTGTCCTGATTCTCACGAGCAGCCACCTCAGCAGCCATCGCGTTTCCGGTGGAGAAGCCTGGACCCATGCTCGGAGCTGTCATCCCAGCCCAAAAGGCTTTGTTCTCAGTTTGGCGCGAGCGCTCTGGGTCTACTAGCTGAGAGAGCACGCCAGACAAATCTCCCTGCATAGATCCAGGACCGAATGCCAAGGACCTAGCAACGGACTTTCCGCCCGGTGCGTCAAATGCTGAACCTAATGCGCCTGTATCATCTGCCATGGTGTTACTTAATGATGGTTGATAATGCACCAACCTGGCTCAGAGGAGAGGCGCCTGTGTTACCAGGGGCATTCGTAGTCTGAACAGCATTGGTGGGCAATTGGAGACCGCGAACAACTGAGTTGAGGTTGTTCAGTGTGTTCCAATCAAAGTTGTTGACGTTGTTTGCGTTGGTGTACGCGGTATCAAGACCTTGCTGCTGCAGACCTTGCTGCTGCGTGCCAACTGCATTCAACTGCTGAGTATCATTCAGGCCAAGCTGCTGAGTTGTTTGTCCAAGAGCACCTAGAGCAGTTGCACCAGCCTGTCCGGCTGTTGTAGAAGCGTTTGCACCCTGAAGTGCCGTGTTGGCCTGGGTCTGCTGCTGAGTCTGAGCTCGGTTAGCGTCAGAAGTGAACGCCGTTTGAGCATTGGTGTAAGCGCTGTTGAGCGCACCAGTCATCTGTCCTGTGATATCAGTGTTAGCATCACGCACTGTGCGACCTAGGATGTCAGCATTGCGCGTAGACCCAAACTGTCCTGATCCAATGAATTGGTCTTGAACAGCTGGAAGCAGGTTTTCGTTAAGATTACGAACACCTAGGCGTTGGATGTTGTCCAGCACCTGAGTCGTGTAGGGACTCATGTACTTGGTGGCTTGAGCATTATCCCACGATTGTGCAGGGCCCGCCACCGCAGTCTGGGCCTTGTCAACTAAGGCTCCAGCATTACCAGCAATATTTCCTGCTGTTGATGTAGCAGCCTGGAGATTAGGTTGCCAAGACCCTTGGTTGTCGCGCACCTTCTGGAACGCATCTGTTTGATCTTGGTTGAACCCAGCCACTGACTGAGCTGGCACGTCCATGTTTGCTTGACCGCCGGCAACCTCTGTCGCCTTACCTGCAATGCCGCTAAGATACTGCTGGTACCACGCAGGCATCCCGTTAGTAGCGGCTGTGGTAGTATCGACCGCGTTTGGCTGGCTGCCTCCGAAAAGATAACTAAGATCGGCCATTACTTACCACCCTTCATGTAGGCAGCTGGTGCCTTGGACTTTGGAGGGATCTTCGATGGGGGAGCAGACCGCTTATGTTTACGAAGTTCTTCGCGCCACTTGTCAAGCAACTCAGCACCTCGCTCGTTGGAGCCGTCACCCAATGAAGCCACCGCGTCGGCGTCAAACACGTATTCGCCGCGGCCTAGTCGCGCTGGAATCAAATCGTCTTGTCCGCCGCCAGGACCTTGCACCAAGCTCAAAGCACCTTGACTGTGAAAGGTTGGGTTGTTGTCGTCAACATCTATGCCTTCTACATCGCCACCTTTTGCATAGCGTCGTCCAGACACTAGAGGAGACTGCATGCTGCTAGCGGCTTGTTGGCCTCGCCGCTGAAGTGGAGTGTTGAAATACTTATTGGCTGCCGCTTGTGCAGTGGGATTGAAGTTATCAAATGGTCCTTTGAACTGAGCCTGCATTTCCTGAGGCGTTTTCTTGTTCTGTGGACCCATGAGTGTCCCGATAATGTTGCCGCCAACACCCACCATCTTCATGATCTGGTCCATGACCTTTGGATCAGAGTAGTTGATATTGCCTTCTTTATCAGCAAGCCGCGCACCCTGCAGAATCTTTGTGAAGACGCCTTGATCAGACGTACCTGTCTGTGGTTTACCCGTCTTTGGATCCACATACGCGGCATTGCCCTCGCCGCTACCATCACCGCCAAAAGCTGCGGGGGTTGGTGCCGTATCTCCAAAAGCGGCTCCAGAAAGAGCACCCTGACTTCCAGAACCAAACGCCTGCGCTTGGTCCCATGTCATGCCATCCATCGTGGCTGTTGGGTCTGCTCCATAAATGCCCGCAAGTGAATCACCTTGCATTGCACCACCTGTGCCGCCCGAATCAAAGATTGAATCGTCGTACAGGTAATTGCCGTCGTTGTCGTATACTGCTGCCATTCTCTACCTCACGAAATTGTGCCTATAACGGCGTGTGCCCAATCTTGCCAGCAACTAAATCCTATCGGACTTGGAGCTGGATAACCAGGCATGGTTCCATCTGTAAAACTGGTGGCCCAGGATTGCCACATACTTTCGTCGGGAGGGTTTGGGAGTCCGTAATCGACCAACTGCTCTACAGCAATTTGCGCCCACTCGTTGAATTTTAGCATGTCCGGAGTGGGCAAGCTCACAAAGTTTGGGAGGGCCATTACGTGTTCCCACGCTCATCGCCTGGTTCAATCTCTACCAGCGTCTGTCCAAGCTGAAAGAATCCACCCACGGTATTCGACTCGAATTCAATCTGGAGAATTCGCTCTTGAACCCTAGGCGCCACAAACACGGTGTCAGGTGTAACAATGTCTGTGGACAACACTTTATACGGTTGGGCGGCGTAGCTCTTGCCATAGACGCGCATCGTCAAGTCACCGATTTGGCCAAGATCTGGCTCGAGGTTCACCAACCTTGTCATCGTGTCAATGGTTTGTGGCGCATCGTCAAAAGGTCCGCCGACTGCTAAACCGAAATTGCATGTCTTGAAGCTAGCTGGTATGGCTGTCACGTCTTGGCCAACCACTTTGTCCCATCCAGTCTCATGAGCATAAACACCTGACAAAGTCTGTGAGTAGGTTGCGGCTAAGGCTCTGGACGATGCACCTGAACCGCCTGTCAGAGTTTCAAATGGGACAAATGCTCCGCTGACATCGACCAGGTTTATGGATTTCTCGGTGGCCCTTACAACAGTCCCGTTCGCTCCTGAGAACGCTCCAGTGAGAACTTGACCGGTGACAAACCCAGTTGTTGTCGCACTAAGAGTTACGTACGTACCGCTTGGAACAACGCCAGTAGTGCTCGGGGAGATAAACGCTTGAGTCCCAGTCAAAGACGTGATGACACAGTTTGGTGGAATGTTAGGATGGCCGCTGACCGTGTATCCGATGACAAAGGTGTCTGGAGACGTTGTGGATGCAAATGTTAACTTGTTATCAGTAGCACCGCTGTCAATCACTGTCGGCGTAGAGAATCCTACTGGGATCGCGATGGTAGACTGAGAGTCCTCATCTCCAACCCAAACTGGTTTTGGATACAGCTGGACCGTGTGCCCGGCGCTGCGACTTGATTTGGCCTCATACCACGTGTTTTCAGCATAATTAAAGATGATGGCATCGTGGCACTCAGTATCTGAGCCACGAGGGTAGAACCACCAGATTTCTCCAAACCTTGCAACGCACGTTCCCCAAACCTTATTGCGGTGGGCGTAATTCAGGTTTTCAAAGAAATCATTGCAGTTCATTTGGTTGGGAAGTTCCTGCACAATACCGTTGTAAAACAGGAAGCGGTCGGTGCCAATCCAGAAGAATTTGCCATCATGTTCCACCACAGTCTTCTTACCCATGATGGATGTAGGGTTTGACAATGTGTCGTAGCTAAACAAGCGAGTTCCGCCAACAAAAGACATCCTGATTACGGAGTCTAAAGCCCAGAACAGCCCGGCGGGAGACTGACCACCGCCACGGATCGGAGCCCCGTACACAATTTTTGTGCCTGCTGGATTTGCACTGTTTGCGTACCCTGTGCCGGTAGTCCAGCCAGAACCTGCTGAGAAGTCATTTGCATTGGAGTTGCTGATGAGACCGTTGCTGCCGTACACAACTAGAAACGGTTGCAGTACGCACACACCGCCGGATGTCAAGATGGGTCCGGAGCCATCGCTGACTTTGGATAGAGGAGCAGTTCCAGAAACGTCTCCAGAATAAACATTGCCACCTACGTCATTTGTGATGTCCAAAAGGTCTGGTGTTGATGCTGCAATAATAGCGGCGTAGGCACCTCCGGTTGAGGAGTACATGGTGGAGTGAGACCACGTATAGTTGTCGTTGACTACAAAATCCACCGGAGTACGATCAACCAAGCCTGTTGCAGAAAGGTCTGATAGCAGCTGACGTTGAACACCCCACTTACCAAAGTAGTGCGCTGTTGTAAGACCGTTGCGGGCGTCTACAAACACAGACCTGATCGGGGCATTCAACTGGCCAGACAGGCGTGAGTACCCACCAATTTTACGTGGTTTCTGGCGCTGGAACCTAGTCCACACAACATTAGAATAAAACGGGGAGTCAAGCTCAGTGCCGTCTCGACGAACGCCTGGTTGAGACTTCAGCGTGAATATAGGATCTGGCATCTTAGCCCCTCGTCACAACTTCGCTGCGATCGCCCAAGCGCTCAGCAGTTTCTTGCATGAGACCACCCTTTTGATCATCGTACTGGGCTTTCCAGAATGCGGCCTTGGCCTCGTTCTTCAACCACAACTGAGCTTCTAGAAGGCATGCATACAGTAGGCACTGTGGAGCATTCACAGTGAGCCAGTTGGTTTGGTTGTCAGGACCCAGGGGATCCAAACGTGCGTAGTAAGCCAGCTCAAAGTCGTAGGCTTGGTCTGGTGAAGGCGCCACCAAGAAATTTGTGAAATTGTAGTCGGCGTAAAAGCGCGGTGGCTGAGTGGCTGATTGCAGAGGCCAGAAGTTCTTAAGGTACTCAAGTGCCCTCAACCGCATAGGCAACCAACCTACCGTAGGGTCTTTGAAGTTAAAGCTGATGGTCTCGCGCCAGAACGCTGGCTTAGCGATGACAGCACCAGCCGCGCCGACTGTGAACGTGCCACTGACAACAGATTGGAAGCCCTGCTGCTTCATGTCTGTTGCCAAGCGGTTCTCCGCCAACATGATCAGAGTTGGCAGCTGATCTATGAGCCTGGTATCTGATGAGCGCTCGCAATATCCTGGTATCTGATCTAGCAGGACTGAGTAGGTGATGGTAGCAGACATAGTAGCCTCCGTTGTGTGGCTATTTTACTCCGGCAGACGCTCTGCACGTGTAGTAAATGCCTGAGACCTCTGTAAGCTTTGACACCACAGACCCAAACGTATCACTTTCCAGCGGCGTCAGGAGAGGGCAATTTGCTTTGATCAACGGGCTTGGCTCCACCGGCGAGGGCTTGATTGGCCAAGAGCAGGCCGTCAGGAGACAACTTGCAATCAGTGTAGACAGTGTGAGTTTCGACTTCATGTTGCACCTTATTTTGTATTGTTGTATACGTTGGCTTAAGACTTGCCACCTTGTCTGCCCACACGTTGTTGGCGGCATCGACAGCTTCGGCCACGGCCTCCTGCTTAGATACTTGACCTGCCTTCTCGTGGTCAACGCCAAGTTTGAAGCCCCCAGCCCCCGCGCCCATGATGGCAAGGAGCGCAGCTATGATGAGGTATTGGTTCATTTAGGCTCCGAAGGTTTGCTGATGATGCGGTTGGCAATGTTTGCACCACCCCAAGCAAGCATGTAGGCGGTGAATAGCCACTCTCCAAGGCGGTCGTGGCTTGTCTCGCGGATCAGCACCCATGTGCTGACAAACAGAGCCACCACCTGACCAAACTTGAAGATAGAGAACATCTTTGTCTCTGTATCAATGAACAGGTATTGAAGATCTAAATTGGAGTCTTTTGATAGATGCCAACGTAAAATCATCGCCACAAACAACGTTGCGGCTACAGTCAGGAAAATAAGTTCAATTTGAGATTTGGTCATAGCGATCCCCAATTAGTTGGTTCAGTATCCACAAATCCGCCTTTCCAGAAGCGGTATGCGGTGACAATGGACTTGTAGACACCACGCGCTTCGAGGTCACGTCCTAGCGCTTCGTACCGTTCATGATGATCGGCAAGTTCTCGGAGTAGCACCTTCTGCGCCACGGTAAATTCTGGTTGATCGAAGTCAATCCTCAAGCTGCTCATGGGCACCCTGGGCTGACGCCCTTACCACCATACACGCGGCGCTCGTAGTGATCCTTGGTGAATGGACCCTTTGCCGATTTGATCGAGTTGTGCATCCAGGTCAGGTTCCACACAGCATCTACACCGCCGCAATCGATGGGCCGAGTATGGTCAAGAGCCCAGTCGGGACAAGGCCCGGTGAACTTGTCTGTGCTTGGGCATGCATACAACTTTCGGTATGCGGCGATCACCTTGGGGTCGCGCTTGATGCTCCCGTCAGCATTGCGCGCTGGAGGTTGACCAGTCATAGCGTAATCCTTGTAAGGACTCAGCACGATCGGTGTTGTCTGAGCTTTGGCATTGTTGAATATCACCATGCTCCAGATGATGACAACAATAGCAACGAGATAGGCTTTCGTATTCATCTACTGATCCTCGCGGTAGGTGATGGTGACCAACTCACCGCGATCATGTGCCACTACCAACATGTCGAACAACGGGTTGAACGCGTCACGGCTATGGATCACTGTGTCGCCGGACACCGCTGTGCCAACCAACAGGCATCCGTGGGTATCTGCCGCTGTGTTGCCTGGGTGGATGCGGATGCTTTCAAAGTTTGGCACGCTGAGCAGAATAGGCAGATCACGTTGAAAGCGGTTTGAGAAAGTGATGTCAACAACGTAAGTCCCTGTTGGGATGGCTGTTTCGCCGTATACCTTCACACCGTCAGGTCGGACTACGTCTTCCAAGGTGTAGCAGTTGAACTCGCCGTTGACGAGTAGTTTGCCGATGGTGCAGTTTGCGCGGCATTGATCGCGTATGACTTCGAGTTTCATTTGTCCACCTTGCTGTCGAGTTTGCTTTCTATGCGATCCAGCTTTGCAAATATGGCTGAGCCGAGTTTATCCATGTCATCGCGTTTGACGTAGGTGCCGGCAACCAACAGCTCGATGGCCTGGACCTTAGCTGCAAGTTCAGCATCCACCTTCTGGAGCTTTGCCATGCTCTCGCGAAGTGTTTGCACGATGACACCAAGCAGGAAACTGATGACACCAAGCGCTACGTTGAATAATGTTTGAAAATCTGGAGTTGTCATTTTGCTGATAGGGCTGTGGTTGTAACTTCGCGGAGTGTGAGCATGATGACAGGCCAAAGCATAATCACCCAACTGCGATATTCCGCGGGTATAAATTGACCGATGAACCCACTATTTAGTTCCATGATTGTGAGCAGAGACCCGATGATGGCTACCCAGTAGGTTTTTGATGTGAGACGTTGGCGTAAGAGTTCTAACATAGCTTCTCCTTAGATACCTGATGGGGTTAAAACAATGGTCATGTATTGGCCTGTTTAGTTATTTGGCTGGGTGAATGGGGTTATATAAGCAACTTAGTAACCGCATCACCAGTAGCACCAGCAATCAGACTGTGAATGCCAGCAGACATATGTAATCCATCAGGGTAATAAGCTGTATTTGATGCGGCTAATATTTCTGCATACACAGACACATCCACAATAGCATCGGCCCCCATGCTGTTTGCATTGATTAGAGTTCTTAGCTGTGGTACTAGCGTACTAGCTGACCCTGTTGTAACAGTAGTTGCTAATTCAGAAATAACAATGACTGTCATTCCAGCAGCCTTGAGTGTTGC